CTTTACCAGTTTCACGATTGGACTAGCGGTCTTGATTGTGAGTGTGCTCAAGTGACCGGGGAGGAGCGTGCACCTAGCAAGACCAAGATGATCGTCATGGCCTTGGTGGTTAGCCTGATTGCTAGTTTGGTGCTGCTGGGTGGCGCCATCTACATCAAGTCACGACAGGAAAATGAACTTAAACAATCTCTTATTGAGAGTTGTGAAAATAGTCCAGTACGTGGAGCCCTCACTGAAATCTTGACCGAAGAAATTGAAGAATCGCACAGCCCACTTACCGCAAAAGTGGCTGAAGCTCTTCACCTCACCAAAAAAGAGTTCGAAGAAGTCATAGCTAAAACCGATGACAAAAAGCAGGACAGGATCGAACAAATCGAACCGTCCGATTGCGAAGCGCAATACAAGTAAGGGAGCGACATGCCTACTCACACCAAAAACAAGCCAAGGACTTCAACCAAGAATGAGGTCCATCGTACCTTGCACCTGACCACGCCTTTGCTGCAGGGCAAGGACGTCGAGAATCTGCAGCATTCCATTAACGGACTTGTGAAGCACTACGAGTTCCCATGGATGGCAATCACCCCAGATGGCGAATACGGCAAACGAAGTGCGCGCAAAGCCGCGTTCGTGATGGAACTCATAGGTCTGGACAGCGACCTGGTTCACAAGACGCGTCATACCGGTCATCTCAGCGAGGCCACCCAGCGTCTGATCCGCAATCCGCAAAAGCGAACCGACGCTGATCGCAAACGCGAAGACAACCGCAAGTCTCGATTCCAGAAGCTTCGCAAACAGCACAAAGAAGGACTGAGTGCTGCTGTCGACGCCATGATCAAGCACGTTGGCGTCAAGGAGAACCCACCGGAATCGAACATGGGTCCGTTCCCCATCACGGCTTGCCAGGCGCACTTCGGGCTGGACCATCAGCCGTGGTGCGGATGTTGCGCTGGGTTCTTCATCGAGGTCGAGTGCAACGGCGGGCAGCACACTGGCACCTGGTGGCCCTATGCGGGCAGCATTCGTACGGACGCGGAAGCTGGCAAAAACGGACTAGAAGACATTAACCCGGCGCATGCCCACAAGGGCTGCATCGCAACCTTCTTCAGCGGGGGCGATGATCACGTCGGACTGGTGCGAGCAGACAGCGAGAACGGCATCCTCTTCACCGTCGAGGGGAACACGTCGTCGGCGCGCCAGGACAGTGACGGCGGCATCATCGAAATCAAGGAACGGTCGTTCAGCGAAGTCACTTGCGTGGCGGTGCTGAACCTCGCTCTGATCTAGGAGAGGGAGCATCATGATATTTGGATACACTCTGGCGGAAGCAAAGAAGACGGTGATCGCGGTGATCACCTTCGGAGCAGCCGTTGCGGCGATGTTCATCGCCTATAACCCCGGCATCAATGAAGCAGCGATCACTCTCGCAGGCGCCATCTTCGGCGTGATCGGGGTGTTCCTGTCACCGCAGTTCAGCATCGAAGACCTGTCCAAGGCGGTGGCTGCCCTCCAGGGCGCACTGATAGCCCTGGGCAACTTCTTTTTCGTTATTCATCCCTCGACCGTTGTGCAGATCACCACGGTCGTAGGTTCCGCTATCGCGTTGTACGCGCTGTACCGAGCGAACAACGAGAAGAATCACAACGCGGTAAGCGTCTAGTCGAAGGAGCAGGGCCGTGCCAACCGCAACCAAGCCAAATACCACTGAACAAGGAAGTCTGGGCAATCAGACTACGGTGATCAGCGGTCTCAGGTCATGGGGCCAGATGATCAACGAAACGGAGTTCTCGCCTGAGCTTCGGTGGCCAGCTAGCGTCTGGGTCTTCAATCGGATGATCAAGAGTGACGCTCAGCTGAAGGGTTTGATGCGAGGCACGGTCCTGCCTCTCGAGAGGTTCAGGTATTCGCTTGATCCCAACGGCGCCAACGACAAACTCGTGCAGCAGCTTAGCAAAGAGATCAAGCTTCCCATCAAGGGGCGCGAGGACGAGTTCGTTGTTGGCCGCACCCGCAATCAGTTCACCTGGAAACGCCATCTGCCCGTCGCGCTGCGTGCGCTGACCTATGGCCACTACTTCTTCGAACAGATTATGGAGATGGACGAGGAAAAGTACGGCGACGATCTATACCATATCAAGAAAATTGCGCCGCGTCCGCCGTACACCATCGCCCAAATCAACGTCGCCAAAGACGGCGAGCTTGAAGGCATCAAACAGGCAACCTCGTCTTGGGCGCTTGGGGTCAGCAATCTACTGTCACCTGGCATCCCCGTCAGCGCACTGATCGCATACGTGTGGGAAAAAGAAGGCGCCAACTGGACCGGCGAGTCACTGATGCGGTCTTGCTTCCGCAACTACGTGATCAAGGACATGCTGATTCGCATCGACGCTCAGAAGCACGAACGGATGGGCATGGGCATCCCCTGGTTCGAGGCTCCGGAAGGCGCCAGCCAGGAGCTGATCGACGCGCTGGACGAACTGGCCGAGGAAATTCGTGGCGGTGACGAGTCGGGCTTGGCGGTCCCCAGCGGAGCTAAGCTGAAGCTGGCTGGCGTAGAGGGCACGGTGCCCGACACGATGGGGTCGGTGGACAAACACAACGAGGAAATGGCACGTTCCTTCTTGATGATGTTCATGCAGCTGGGGCAGACCAAAACCGGCAGCCGCGCGCTGGGAGCAGAGTTCATCGAATTCTTCAACTACGCCCAAGAGGGCATTGCCGATTGGGTCACTGAGACCTTCAACGAGTACATGATCGAGGATTGGGTAGACTGGAACTACGGTGAGGACGAGGCAGCGCCGCGAATCATCTACGAGCGCAGCCCCACCGAGACGGTACAGGCAACCGAACTTGCTGAACTGGTCGCCAAGGGCGTGGTCAAAGTTGATCCCGAACTGGAAGCCTACATTCGCCAGCGCTACAAAATGCCTCTCAAGTCCGAAGACCAACGGACCAAAGAGGAAGAAGAAGCCAAAGCGCAGCAAGAGCGGGAAGACAAAAAAGCTGAACAGCCCGTTGTGGCTCCTCCGCCGACCAATGAGCCAGCCGCCCCAGAACCTGAACCAGCGAAAGCCGGTTCGGGGCGGCGCAGCAGGAAAGTTCGCGCAGAGGAAGGTGCTCCCTCGCCTCTACCGGACCGAGCGTTGCGCCGTCAGCCTTACGACCACGAGATCACTGCTGCCACTGACTTCGCCCGAATGGATGAACAGTGGACTGCAAATCGTGACGCACTGTTCGAAGCGGTCAAAGAGCTACAGGCCGCGCAAGTTGACGAACTACACGATCTAATCGTGGCTGCCGATGGTGATCTAGTGCAGCTGAGCCAACTAGCAGTCGAAGACACCACGCATGAAGCCATCCTAGCAAGCATGCAGGAAATGGCAGATGAGGGCATCGATCAAGCCGCTACTGAGGCCGAGGACCAGGGCGTGACCAAGGCCAAGCGCCCCAAGCTGAGTGAGCTGGAGGACAGCCTTACCGCCCGCGCAAAAGGTGTAGGCGAAGTGCTGACCCGCGAGCTCAGCGCCGCCGCCGGCAAGAAAGCGATGGACCTGAGTGGGGGCAGTCTTGATGCAAAAGAAGTTGCTGCGGCAGTCAAGGAACACCTGAACGGTCTGACCAAAGCTCGCGTTAAGGACCAAATCAGCGGTGCGACCAGCACTGCCCAGAATGGTGGGCGGAAGTTGACCATGCGGCGCAACGACGCGCAGCACATTTACTCAAGTGAGTTGCTGGACGAGAACACCTGTCAGAACTGCACCGCTGAGGACGGCACTGAATTCGACAGCGTTGAAGCAGCTGAGGTCGATTATCCCGGTGGTGGCTACGCTGCATGCGAAGGTGGAGAGCGCTGTCGTGGCACGTTGGTGGCGGTATACAACGAGGAGGCGAACAGTGCCGAAAGTTAGGCAGCCAAAGATCAAAGCTGGCGCTGCATTGGTCACCATTCCAAATGTGCCTATTGTCAGCACTGGAACGTACCACCTGGCGTCGGGCATCACCACCTTTACGGAGGAGCATCTAAGGGCGGCCATAGCTGCCCAAGACGACCCCGCTGTCACTGCTCCCAGACTCAAGATAGGGCATGAGTCTGATTTCGGTGATGGCGAGCCTTGCTTCGGCAAAGTGCTCAACATGTACTTGGGCGACAACGACCAGACTATCTACGGTGATTACGTAGGTGTGCCAGTTTGGTTGGCTGAACTGATGCCCACTGCTTATCCTGCTAGGTCGATTGAGGGCGCGTTCGACGCCCAGGTGGCGGAGGACAAGCCGCCTCATGCCCTCTTGATCACGGCAGTCAGTCTTCTTGGTGTTGTTGCTCCTGGCGTCAGCACCTTGGAGGATCTCCCTGACCTGTATGGCGAGCAGGCACCGGAGGGTCTCGAAATAATCGCGACGACGAACTTGGTCGCGGGAAGCAAAATCATCGCCAAGGCAGTCGGAGGTGACATGCCGAAAGACAAGATCACTGCCGCTGTCTCCGTAGACGACGTTCGTCGCGAGTACTACGAGTCATTGGGCTCAGCTGAAGCGTGGTGGTGGATATGCCGCGTGGAAGTGGACCCGATGCAGCTGATCGTCGACGACGAAGAAGGGAGCCTGTATAGGGTGACTTACGACCCCTCTGGGAGTGAAATCACGTTCGGTGATCCCATCGAGGTCGAAATCGTCTACGTCGACGTAGGCAGCAGCGAAGCGACGGCTGCTCGTGCGGCTGTCAAAGGCGAGGGAAAGATTCTCGCCAGTTACAACAATCGGTCGGAATCCCGGCCGGACGACAATGAGGAAGGAGGAAGCGTGCCAAAAGCGAAAGCCAAAACCAAAGCGGAGAAGGCCAAGCAACTGCGCGCAGGCCTCGGTCTGGCTGAGGACGCCACCGATAAAGAAGTTTCGGCGGCTCTCAAAGAGGCTGAGGAACTCCTCGCCTCAGACGACTCCGAAGAAGAGGAGGAGTCTGACGATGACGAGGATAATGAAGAAGAAGAGGAAACCCCTGAGCCAGAAGGCGGGGGCGAGGAAGAAGAGGAAGATGACGACGAGGAAGGCGAGACCACTGCCAAAGGTGGCAAGTTCGTCGACGAGGCAACTCTCGCCAAGCTGAAGGCCAATTCCGACATGGGCGTCAAAGCCCGTAAGGAACAGCTCAAAAAAGAGCGTGAGGATGCTCTCAGCGCTGCTGTCAAGGCAGGTAAGTTCCCTCGCGCTCGGAAGGGACACTGGAGGAAACTCTGGATCAACGATCCAGATGGTACCAAGGCGTCCATAGAAGAACTGGAGCCCAATCTGATTCCAGTTGAGGAGCGTGGCCAGACCGATGGAGACGATGTCGAGGCAGGCAACGGCTCCGACTACCCCGAGACCTGGCTCTCACCAGCTGAGCGACAGCGCATTGCTTCCGCCAAGCAGGGTGTAGGTGCTGGCTTGATTACCACGCAAGAGGTGGCGTAAATGACTGTCACCAACGAGTGCATCCCCTACCAGGAGCCAGGAGACGATCTCCCCTGCAGCGTCAAGGCCGGCAAATCGGTTGTAGGAAAGCGATTCGTGGTTATTGGCGAAGATATGCAGGGCGATCCAAATGGCCTGTCAACTGACGTAGAAGGTAACAACTACGTCATTGAACCGGCCCCTGCCAACGCCCTGGTCGTGTTGGGCGTCGCATCTCACAACGCGGCAGAAAAAAAGAAGGTCACCGTTAAGGGTGCTCCGTGCGTGCTCCCTGTGACGGCAGGAGCGGCCATCGCTGCAGGCGAACAGGTCGGAGTTGGGGCCGAAGGTAAAGCGGTCAAAGTTGTACCGCGTACCGAAGCCGAAATCAAAGAAGGCAAAAGCGACTTCAAAACTCCGCCAGTGGGTCTCGCTCTTGCCGACGCAGCCGAAGGGGTCGATTGCCCCGTGAAGCTGTACTAGAAGGGAAGGAGGAAGAGCATGCCAAAAGAAAACAGCCCTGTTCATCCGCTGGGTCCTCCGACCCTGTCGGGCAACGAGCTCACGGTTGACACGATGCTGGAACAGCCAACCCGCATCACCAACATGATCATGGACCTGTCTCTGCAGAAATTCATCATCGACAGGATCTTTGCATCGGCTGGTGGTGTAACCGGCGGCGCCATCGTGTACGACGTTACGAGCGCGAACGAAATTTACGCGTCGCGTGACATCGGGCGCGTGTCGCCTGGCGGCGAGTTCCCGCTCATCACCAGCGAGCGTCCCGTACCCTCGATTGCAGAAGTCGAGAAGTGGGGCGCCAAAGTGTTCATCACTGAGGAGGCGAAAGAACGCAACAACAGCGCTCTCTTCACCAACAAGGTTCGCCAGATGACGAACACCATCATCCGCAAGCTCAACCAGAGGGCTATTGCGGAGCTGGAGAAGTCGATTGAAGCATCTGAACAGAAAACGAACGGAAACAATTGGGCGGCTGTCAAAACTGCCGGGGTCGAAGCCTCGCAGGCTGACAAATTCCCGGCGTTCGATTTCGCCCACGTTCAGCAGCTGGCAGACGAAGATGAGCTCGGCATCGTCTACAACCTGTGGCTCCTTAACCCGCAGGAGTTCACGCGGCTTGTCACGATCTACGGGTCGGCAAACCTGCGGCCTCTGCTGCAGGAGCTCGGCATCGACATCTACGTGTCGAACCGGGTTACCGCTGGAACGGCGTACGTCGTCGCCCAGCAGCAAGTCGGTGAGATGCGTGTCGAGAAACCGCTGACCACTCGTACGTGGTACGAGGAGGAAACCGAGCGCACCTGGGTTCAGTCCAGCGTCCGCCCGGTGATGTTCGTGAACAACCCGTTCGCGGTGGTCAAAGTAGAAAAACTCGCGGGGTGATCGAATGGAAACTCGCGAGATAAAAATCCGTTCATTCGTTTACACGTCGACGTTCAAGGACTTCGACGGAGTTGAGCGATCGCAGCAACAGATCGCTTCTAAAGGAGACACCGTCGAAATCAGCGACTACTGGATTCGCTACGGTGAAGACATGGGTGCGTTCGTTACTGACGCTGATCGCGAAGCAGAAGAGACGGACGAAGATGTGCTTGACACGGCTGAGACGGTCGAGGAAATGGGCGACGACGAACTCATGAATTGGGTTTCGGACAAGACCATTCCCGAGATTCTTTCCGTGGCCAACGCAGATCCAACCCTGTGCGCGAGACTGCTGGATGCCGAGAACAAGGCGACTGGCAACGACCCGCGTACCGGATTGCTGGAGGCCCTGACCCATATCATGGCTGCTAGTGAGGGCAGTGGTGCTCTTGCCGAGACTGAAGAAAGTGTCGAGGACCTGGCCAAGCGGCTGGGCGTCGACCTGGAACAGGTTGAGGGTACTGGCGAAGACGACGAGATCACCGTCGATGACGTCAAGGAGTACTACGACGAAGAGATCGCAGACGCCACCGACGGCGCTGTTGAGCTCGCTGAGGAGAAGCAGTTGTTCCTGGCGGACATCACCGGCACCGGCGCGGACGGACGCATCACCAAAGACGACGTCCAGAAGTTCCTGGACAAGCGCGAGGCCGCATCCGAGTGAAGTTGGCCGCAGACAGCAAGCAGGGCTGGCAGGCAACTGTCGGCCCTGCGCTGCCCGCGCTGGGGCAGCTCTGATGAACTACGCCTGGGAAGCCAGTGTCGAAGATGTTGCGGCGTTGTTGCCGCAGCGCACCAAGGGTGAGTACGGTAAAGATGGGGAATTCACTGAAGGCACCACCCCGACCAAAAAACAAGTCGAAGACATCCTTGTAAAATCTGCCGGGCGCATAGCAAGCAAGCTGCGTCTTAAGGGCGAAAAAGACATCTGCTCCGACGGACCGATTGGCATGGCGGAAGAAGTGCATGCCTTGCGCGCCGCGATGATGGTGGAGCTCACCTACTTCGCGAATCAGCTGCGCACCGATCAGTCTCCATATAAAAACTTGAAAGAGCAATACGACGAAGGAATCAAGGATCTGCTTGCAGCCTATGAGGACGAGTGCGGTGGTGGCACCGGGCTTGGTGGCGAGGAGAGACCTAAAGGTTCATTCCCACGACCGCGTCGTTGGAATCGGAGGAGATTCTGATGCCAGGCGTGGTGATTGAGTTTGAGGCATTTGGCCACAAACAGATCGTTCGTGAACTTGAGCGTTTTGCAGACTTTGCCGGTGACGCTGCGCCTGCTTGGGAGAAGATCATCGACCTGATGCGCGAGGATATCCAGGAGCAATTCGACTCCGAGGGGCAGAGCATGTCAGGTGGTTGGGCTCCTCTCAAGCCGGTCACCATCGAACGCAAGGCTGCACTTGGCCTGAGCCCAGAGATCATGCGAGCTACTGATAGGCTGATGCAGTCGCTGACCGATGAGCGTGGCGGCGACCAGGTTCACGAGGTGACGCCACATGGCTTTGACTTTGGTTCCAAGGTGGACTACGGCAAATACCACATGGGTCCAGCCAAGGACGGAAGCCGTCCGGCTCGACCTCCGATCGACTTCACTGAGGCTCAACGTCGAAAGTACGTCAAGGTGCTGCAGACGTATCTGATGGGCGGAGAGATATGACCGACTTCTCCAAATTTGGACTCAGCGTCAGCCGCAAGCACGTGATGGATTCGGTTGAAGCAACCATCAAAGCTTTCGAAGAAGACTACCTGTCAGAGGCCGAGCGCCAATGGGGATTGAACCCCCATGACTTGCCCACGTTCAAAACCCATTCGCAGGTCAACGAATTCCGCAATTGGGCTGATGACGAAACGCCAGTGTGCGTGATTGTGTCGCCTGGACTGGCAGGACGCCCAGAAAAGAAGGGCAGCGGATTGTACATGGGCAAATTTGACCTTGGGGTGGCTTGCATTGTGCAGGCCAACAACCGTGAGAACACCAACCGGCTGGCTGATATCTACGGGCCGGCCATTCGCCAGCTGTTGCTGCAGCAGATTGGATTCGGTGGCCTCATATCCGGCATAGATTTCGTGGACGAAAAAGCAAACGACGTCCCGGAAAGTGAAGACCGTGCGCAAACTGCTGTGCAGGTGATCTTCACTGTAGATGTGCCTGGGATCGTCAACGGCAGGCTTGGCATAGCCGCTCCTTCCGAAGACCCCTACGGCGAAGATCTGGAAAAACCAGATGAACAGTCGGAAGCGGCCGTGGCAGAGAAAGCTACGGCAACTGTTGAAAAGAAAGATGAGGTGGAGCCATGACGGCCACTACGTTCCACAAGGTGCGGAGCAGCCACCCCGAGGACGACGCCGAAGGTAGGGTGTTCGCCCCTGGGGAGTTGGTCCCAAATCTTGATGTGGGCGATCCGTACAATCAGGAGAAGATAGATTCTGGCGTCTTCTTCGAGATCGACGGAGAACCCATCCAAGAAGATCCAGCGCCCGGCGAGGGCAGTGCTGGTGATGAGGTCAATGCCAGCGATGCTGCTAAACGTCTGGCTGAGGAACATGAAATCGACCTGTCAACCATAGAAGGCACTGGCAAAGACGGCCGCATCATCGACACCGACGTAGAAAGTGTTGTTGAGGAACAGGACGATTCTAATCAGGAAGGAGACGACTAGTGCCTGCACCAGGTAGCGAAGTCATTGAACGTCAGTCTCCTCCCTCTCGGTCTACGCCGATTCAGAGCGGGTCGTGGTTCATTGCCGGAATGGCAGACCGTGGCTCGGTCAAAGAAGCGGTGACCGTCCGCAATCTACAACAGTTCGAAGACGCATTCGGAGAATTCGTCAGTTACGGAACGTTGTACAGCGCTGCGGACGTGTTCTTCCGCGAGGGAGGTTCGGTCCTTAATGCGACGAGGGTGGTAGGACCGGCTGCCAAATCAGCAACCATCACGATCAAAAACGCTAGCGCAGAAAACACTCTCGTCGTAACGGCTATCAGCCCCGGTGAATGGGGCAATGACGTCGACGTAGAAATCACTGCTGGCCTGGTTGAAGGCAACTTCACCATCACTGTCCTGGAGGACGGCAAAGAGGTGGAGGGGTCACTCGAACTCGCCGACAATGAAGCAGCTGTGGCTTGGGCTGCAGAACAGTCCAAATACATCAGGTTGGAAGATCTGGGTAAAGGCGATCCCAAAGCCGGGAAAGCTGAATTGAAAGAAGGAGCTGACGACAGGAACAACGCTCTCGATTCGCATTGGGAAGAAGCAATTAACAACAACTTCCCAAAGTCGATGGGTCCTGGGCAGGTCAGCATGCCAGGTCGCACCACCGACGCTAGCTATAAAGCGCAGCTGGAACATTCCTTTGAAAGGAATCGGATCGCTCTGCTGGACGGAACCGACACCTCCAGCAAAGCTACGTTGATCGGCGACGCTGCAGTTGGCCGGGCAATGGGAGTTGTCGGGGGCAAAGGTGGGCTGTTTGGCAGCTGGTACATAGTGCCCGGCCTCGCACTCGGAACGACCAGGACGGTCCCGCCCAGCTGCGTGGAGGCAGGCATCCTTGCCCGCCTGGCATCAGAAGGGTACAGCCCCAACAAACCGGGCGCAGGCGAACGCTACGGCCGTTCACGCTACGCCATCGACCTCGCTCAGCCGGAATGGTCAGAAGATGACCGCTCCGACCTGAATGAAGCCGGGGTCAATGTTGCGGTCATGAAGGACAGTGTTGCCGTCAACATGGGGTTCAGGACCATGGTCAACCCTGTCTCTAACGACACCTGGTTGCTGCTAAGCAACTCTAGGCTGTATATGGAGATTGCTGCAAAAGCAAATCAGATCGCGGACAGCTACGTGTTCGAGGAGATCGACGGCAAGGGATTGGTGTTTGCCAAACTCAACGGTGAGCTCACTGGCATGTTGCTTCCCTACTTCCCAGGTTCGCTCTACGGCGAAACCTTCGAAGAAGCAGTGTTCGTCAACACCGGCTCTCAGGTCAACACGGAACAGACCATTGCCGCCCGCGAAATCAATGCTGTGATCGAGCTTCGCATGGCTCCTTATGGAGAGCGTGTGAAAATTGAAATCAGCAAGATCGCGACCACGGAGGCGATCGTCTGATGCCCAAGCCAAGCCGACAGGACATGTACAGCGTCACGGTCGTGGTGCAAGACATCGGGAATACCGACGTCTGGGACAAATGCGATGGTGGCGAGGTTGACTCAAGCGAGAAGAAGTACAAGCCCGGAGCGATGGCGAAAGAGCTGTCGCTTGGCGGATTGCAGTCGGTAGGGAATCTGACGATCTCCAGGTACTACGACCTGGATCGTGACGGCGCTATCAAAAAGAAACTGATGTCTGGCGCCGGCAACAAAGAATGCGTCGTGACCAAGCAGCCGCTTGACGTCAATGGCATTCCGTACGGAGCTCCGGACGTATACGCCGGAACTCTCAAAATGTGCAAACCGCCGGAGCCGGACAGCGAAGGATCTGACGAGGCGCGCATCGAAATCGAGGTCAGCAGCGCAGGCATCGTCGCCTAGCATGCTGGTTAAAGGAGGGAGCAAATATGAGTCAGGTAATAGACGAGCAAGAGCCGGGTAGCGGAGTTGAGCCCGAGGAAGAGGGCGCGGCTGTAAGTGAGGGCCGCGCCCAATCGGTGATGGAGCGACTCAAAGCCAAGCGCAATGCGATTGGTTCGGACACCACCGTCAAGCTACCCATTCCCGGATACGATGGAGAGCTCGTTGGTGAATTCAAGCGCATGCGTTGGGAGGCTCTCTCGGACATCGCAGAAGCAGCCGAAAAGGGTCGCTCAAAACGCAGGCAGCTGAATGGCCACGCAGACGTCATCGCCACTGCCCTGCAGCAGCTGCTGATCCGGAAACTGCTGCCGGGCGGCGACACCGAAGACATCCCGATGCATGAGATGTTCCCGGATGAATTTGGTGAGACCCCGGTTCGGTTCGATCCACGCCTGAGCAGCTGGATGGAACTTGAGATCGACGGCACCCCCACTGCCCGCAAGGTGGTGTTCGGGGTGTTCAGCAATGATCTGGCAGTCACCGCCATGCACAACGAACTTGGCGAATGGATGCAGTCCAGCAAGTCTGAGGAGGACGAGGATTTCTCGAAGAGCTGACGTATGGTGAGAACTCGATCGACATGGCGGCGAGGGTGCTCCTGGTTGGGGGAACTTTGAACGTGGTTGATGTCTTGAATGTCAAAGACCAAACCGAGTTCACTATCCTTGACGTCATCGTCGATCGGGCTGCAGAATTTCAGGAAGTTCGAGACAAGAACCTAGCAACTGACATCGCCAACAAGATTGCAAAGAGCCAGAGGAAATAATGGGCCTGACTGAGGAGCAGATTGGTGTGAAGATGCGCCTACAGGGCACGTCTGAATATCAGGCCCAGATGAAGAAAAGTACGGACGTCACTCTGGCATACGGTGACGCCGCTGAGCGTGCTGGGGCTCAGGCCAAATCTGGCGCGGTTGGCATTGACGCTATGGCAGCGTCATCCAAAAAAGGCGTTGGTTCTCTAGAACGAATGAAGAAGGCCGGTGAGGGACTCAAGTCCACCGGCAGCAAGTTGACGGGAGCGTTCACCGTGCCCATCGCCCTCATCGGCGGCGTGGGCGTGAAGATGGCGCTTGACTTTAGCGATGCGATGGAGCAAATCTCCACGCAGGCAGGTGCATCGCAGCGAGAAGTTGGAATCATGACTAAAAAAGTCATGGAATTTGCTGCGTCTGGAAAATCATCTGAGGGACCCAATCAACTAGCAGAAGGCTTGTATAGCATCGAGTCGGCTGGCTTCCGAGGGAAACGTGCATTTGAAGCGCTGGTCAGGTCGGAGCAGCTGGCGACCGTAGGACACGCAGACTTCGGCAAAACTTCCAAAGCCGTAGCAGCCGCCATGGCCACCCAGATCAAGGGTACCCAGAACTTGGGTGAAACCGTCGGACTGATGAACAGCATCGTCGGAATTGGGTCCATGCGGATGGAAGACCTGCTGTCAGCGATGGGCACCGGCCTTCTGGACAAATCGGCTGGCCTCGGGCTTTCCTTGCAGGAAGTCGGGGCAGCGTTGGGAGTGCTCACTACGACGGGCACCCCGGCTGCAGCATCCAGCACCCGCATGGCAATGGCCTTTAACATGATGGCTGCCCCGACGGAAAAAGCGGCCAAGGCTATGGAATCGATTGGCCTTAGCGAATCGCAGCTTGCAATGAGCATGCGCCAGCGAGGCCTGGTGCCAACCATCGAACTTTTGAAAAGCAAACTGGACGAAACTTTCGGAACCAACAAGCAGGGGTTGGTTGAACAGTCTAAGGCCATCAGTGAAATGTTCGGTGGCGGTCGTACCAGTGGCGGCATCATCAGCCTTATGCGCCACATCGACATGCTCAAATCAAAGACCGGAGAACTCACCGGTTCTCAGGAGAAATTCAAACACGCCTTGGAGCACACTGAGGAGCAGCCCATCACGAAACTGCATCAAGCTTGGGCGCAGGCCCAGACGGTGTTGATCGAACTAGGGAACATCTTGATTCCCGTCCTGACTAAGGTAGTCAAATTCTTCACCGGACTGTTTCAAGCATTCTCTCATCTTCCTCCTAGCGTCAAGCAGGTGATTGTGTTCGCGATGCTGGCGATAGGTGTTCTCGGCCCGTTGCTGTCACTGATTGGAACTATGACTATTGGGATAGTTGCTCTTGGTGATGCACTGATGTTCTTGGCCACCAACCCGGTCGGCGCGGTCATCACTGCAGTGGCGCTGGCAGCGATTGGATTCTACACTTTGTACACTCAAGTCGAATGGTTTCACAAGGCTGTAGACGATGTTGTTAGCTTCTTGAAGGCGCACCCGCTACTGCTGTTTGGCATCAGCCCGTTCTTGGCCGAGGTGGTACTCATAATTCAGCACTTTGACTGGATCAAGAACGCTGTACACAACGTCATTCACTTCTTCGAACTTCTACCCCAGCGGGCTTTGGCAGGAGTTCAAGCGCTCCCGGGTTTGATCAAAACTCTGGTGATTAAGTCCATTGTGTTCATGGCACTACTACCGATCAAGGTTCCGATCTTTTTTGTTCAGATGGGGATAAAGATCGTGGGCATCCTGATAGGTTTGCTTCCCAAGCTGCTCAGCATCGGCGGGAAGATGGCGGTATTTATCGGCCACGGTGTTGCTCAAGGTGCATCTGCCATCTGGGGCTGGGTCAAGACGCTGCCAGGCAAGTTCATGTCCGCCGTGGCTTCGATCGCTTCGCAGCTGGCAAGTGTCGGCGCTAACATCGCCAAGGAAATTGCCAACGGTCTGAAGAACGAATTGTTGTCAATACTGCCCGGCCCTGTCAAGGATGCGCTCGAAGGAGCGACTGGGGTGGCAGGTGAAGTTGGCGGCTTCCTTGGTGGCGTGTTTGCGAGCGGCACCACCTTTGCGCCGGGCGGCATTTCACTGGTGGGCGAGCAAGGTCCGGAGCTGGTTAACCTGCCACGTGGCTCAGAAGTCATCAATGCCTCCCGCACCCGGCGCGTCATGGACAGCCCTGAAGCCACCGTACGGCCGCTGCGCTACCGGGGTGGGCCTACCCCCACGCGGCTTGAAAATGGGCGCGTACGTGGTGCAGGCGTGGCCAAGCGGCCTCCTATACGCCAGCCTATCAAGGTTGAGATGAAGGTTAGCAGGCGTACCTTCGGCGAGGCCATGGTGATGGCCCTGATTGACGACGAGGAGAACGAATGAGTGAATTCCTCAGGATCTTGGCTCCTTCCGTCAACGTCGACCTAAAAGTCTTGATGGGCGCGGGAGCTGCAACTCCGACCGGAGGCATTGGCGGTTGGACTCAAGAGGAACGCCCTGATGCCAAAAACCTGACGGAGTGGAAAGGCAACTCCACTGTCACCCAGGACATACCGATTTTGATTAATGGATTCATGGACGGCAACAATGTACAAGGGCAAGCCAACGACATCATTGCTTTGGGACGCAATCCCGAAGACGATGAAGTGCCGCCTGTGTTCCGGATGTTTGGGGCCATCTGGTTCCCTTGGTTCGCATGGGTGCTTGAAGGAATCAGTTGGGGTGAAGAACCTGGCGACGAGGTGATTCGTGACACCGACACCACTTTGCTCCGACAGGAACTTACCTTGCACGTGGCTGAGTTCGAAGACCCTGATCAGATCAGGATCAAACGCATCAGGCACGCTTTCGGGGTTGGCAAGGGTGGTGGTGTCAACGCTCCTGGCAACATCTACATAGTACACAAAGGCGACACTATCGCTAGCATTGCGGCAAAAGTGTACGGTGATAGATCAGTTTGGAAAGTGCTAGCGAAGAAGAACGGAATTCGCGACCCCAATGCGGAATTGAAACCGGGCCGGGAGATCAAACTGCCTGCCAATCCTTGGGCCAACAATGGCTAAGACCAAGCATCATTCCAAGCGTCGCGAGAACAACCGTGTTCTTGGAATAGGACAGGACATTCGTGACATCAAACTGGTTGCCGATAACAGGCCGCTTCTGGTCGTCATTGGCGGCACTGTCTTAGACGCCCGCATCACCAGGACCATTGCTGGCGCCAGCAACATACAGATCACCGTTCATGACCCGGAACGAAAGCTGCTTCGGAATAAGATTTTAGAAGAAAAATGGTCGGTAGACATCGATGGCCTGAAGTTCCGGTATAAAGGAAAATCTAAGGCTGGTCCAGACATCACTTTGAAATTCATCGAAGAGAACGCTGCCCGGCTGCAGGAAGTGATGGGGACTCGCAAAGCCTACCGAGACCAGGTAACCAGGGCCGAGTTCATCTTGAGCGAGGTGCGCGAAGCCAAGGGACCAGAGATACCGGTTCGTATCTTCGAGCTTCACAAAGACCAGCCCATCAAACACGAAAAGGAACGACAGACCAAAAAGGAAGAACGCAACGAATCTGGGGAGGAACACACCCAAGGCGAACCGGGTTTGGGGCAAGCCGACGTCGGCAACATCACCCTCAAGCACGTCAAGGCCACCGCACCGCAGGTTCACATCCTGGACACCGTGCTGGAAACTGGAATGAGCATGGGCGTGTCATTCAAGTTGCTGGTCTGCTCTGTCATGACCGTGACGCAGGAGAGCGACGCAGAGGACCTGAACATCAAATCTGGACCCAATGGAGAAGGATATGGACCGTTCAGCCAAACTGCCGAATGGCGCAACGCTGGCTACCCAGGTGGAGTGCATGGCGACGTCGTGCAGTGCGCTCGGGGGTTCTTCCAAGTTGCGAGCCGGGTAGACAAAGCGCATCCGGACATGGCAAAGGGGCCGCTGTGCCAGGAAGTGCAACACGCCGGAGCGGGGCAGCTATACAGCCAGTGGGAAGATGAGTCAACCAAGACGGTCGAAACCTACTTGGGCGGCGCAGATGTGGGCAGTGTTGAGCAGACTGTCAAGGAGCGCTATGCCTTTGAGCGTGAAAAAAAGGAAAGCGCCTGGACCAACGCCAAAGAATTGGCCAAGGAGGTGCAGTGGCGTCGGTTTATGGTTGCTGGCAATTTCTTCTACGTCCCCGACACCTTCCTCATGCGTGGGAAAAAGCGCGCAAATATAGATGAGGACGACAGTGGTATTGACACCATAGACTTTGAAGACCATGAGAACCTCGAAGTCATGGAGGCCACTGTATCTTGCAGGGCTCCATACTGGAAGGTTCCGCCCGGATGCATAGTACAGCTGAACAAGAAAATGGGTTCGGCTCAGGGCTTGTATCTGGTCACCACCATCGAAGCAAGCCTGTTCGACAGCGACCCCAACATCACTGTCAAAATCCACAAACCGGTACAGCCTCTCAAGGAGCCAGCTCCTTCCACTCACACCAATTCCATCAGTGTTCCTGGTAGTGGTAACGCTGAATTGGCAGGAGCACCTCAGAAGGTTGTCGAGATCATTGAATGGATTGATGAAGCAACTGACAAGGGAACCAACTACCTGGGGGGTGGTGGACATGGTTCCTTTGGAACTCCTGAGAGTGAAAAGGACTGCTCGGGCTTTGTGTCGGCTGCGGTTCACGCGGCTGGTTACCTTTCGCATCCGATCTCATCTGCCGAATTTGCCAGCGTGTTCGATAGTGGTCCTGGTGATTGGGTAACGATCTATGGGGACTCTAAGCACGTCTTCCTAAAAGTGAAATATCCAGATGGACACTGGCGCTTTGCTGGCACCGGAGGTCCTACTGGATCGGGTGGATGGGTGCCAGAAAGTAATGCAACCTCGGGTGCTGCTGGTATTGGATCGAAAGTAGCTTCTCACCCGCCGGGATTGTAATGCCCAAACCTTCTGAACAGATCAGCAACACTGTAGGTTCGTCGTCAGGCGAACAGCAGATGTATTCTGCTGTTGTTAGCAACGACGCATTGTCGCCCAGCGACGAGGTGTGGGTGACTGTTCCTGACTTCGATGAAGGCGTCCATAAATTTGGACCGGTAGTTTGGAAGCCAGTTGTGAACGACAAAGGCATCTTCTATCCAAAGAAAGATGCTGCTTGCTTAATCTCCAAACCTGATCCGACTTTGAAGATTTGGATGCCTGAGTTTGAAGAGGCAGAGGAACCTGATGTTGTGCAGGCATCTGGCTTGCTGGACACTGAAGGTTTGGGAGTGATCATCGTCGAAGACAATGAAGAGGACGAAACGCCTCGACCCAAAGGCTTTGCTCACCGCTGGTGGTTTGCTCACAAAGCCCCCAAAGAGGCAGTCCTCAACGACATTTGGACTAGGAGATAGCATGCTGCTCTTTTACTTGTTGCTGGCGCTGTCGTTCATCACGAACAGCGTCAAAGAAGGAATTCTCAAAGCCTTCAAAAATGAAGCTGCGACCAAATACGAAGAAGTATGGGTCAAGCTGTACAAAGGTAATCCAGGAGAAGCTGGTACGGCGGAAGCAGCCGGTGAAACGAAACGTCTAAAAGTAACGCTCACCGGCACTACGGTTCTCAAGAACAACGCTGCCCTCCTCTGGTCCGGGGTGTCTACGGCAGAGACTCCAAAATTCCTTGGCTTCTGGACCACGGAAGGCGGAGGTACGTTCTTGGGCTACACCGAACTTGCAGCTGAATACCAGAAAGCCGTCAGCATCGGGGACAACATCGAAATCCCCAAAGAAGGCTTTGAATGGAAAGTCGCATAGCAAGGTAGTCTGCTCGTGGCCATTGCTTACAAAGGCAACAAAGAACTCGGGTACGTTGAACGTACCTCGATGGAACTTGAAAAGCCTGGGGAATCTGGCCAAATAGTTCTGATATGGATCTATGTCGAGAACCCAACGTTGAAAAAATTCACGGTCGAACAAGGGTCTAATGCCTGCACCCAGATTACTCCAGATGTCCTTGCAGGTGCTGCATTCTGCACCGGTGCATACTGGTGCGTTCACGATGGCACCAGCAGCAAAATCAAAGTGGAATGGGAAGGCGCTGCTAAACATGGATCGGTTCTGGTTCTTGACGCCTTCAGCGGAGTAGACACCACCACTCCGGTTGATGTCACTGGCGTCATTCAGACTGGCGAAGCCACGGCTCTGAAATGGGCTGCACTAGAAATTGTCACTAAAGGGGCCTGGCAGATTGGGATGCAGTCTAATACTAGTGGCGAAGGGTTGTCCTCAACTCCAGCGGGATGGACGTTGCGTACCAATAGCTCGCCTCAGACGTTTTCCATAGAACGCGCAGCAACCGGAGCTACCGGTGAAACGGAAATCAAATGGACTGTCAAACATCTGTCAGCCCGATGCACCATGGCGCTGCGACCATCTGGCGGCGCCAAAACGGTAGAAATTAAAGCGGCTATGTCGATGACTGTTACGCAGGCATCTAAACTTCTCCGAACCAGAGTGTTGAAAGCCGCACAAGAAATGACCTCTTCTTGGGCGGTCACTGTCTTGCGTACCAGGGTGCTGAAAGCTGCTCAACAGATGACGGTATCAGTGACGTCTAGCTTGCTACGGACCAGGGTGCTCAAAGCAGTGCAATCTATGACTGTTTCGTTCAGCGCCAAAACTGCCTTGACGAAAGTGCTCATTGCTACCTTGAGCATGAACAACATGATAACCGCCAAAGTGGTCAGGACCAGAGTGCTCAAATCGGTCTTGGAAATGACCAACGTGATTTCGGTCAAACTGATCAGCGAAAAAGGATACGAACCAGGGACTTACCTCAAGACCGGACCTGGCGACGACGACTGGACTTTGATCATCAAAGGATAGACATGGAAGAGTTTGACACTCCTCACTTCAAATCACCGTTCAGAATAGATGGGGCCACGGCTGCCTACGTAGAGCAGGACTCTATTGAGGAGGTCATGCAAAATTGCGTGGCGATACTACGCACTCCATATGGCAGCCGCGAAGACATGAAGGACTTCGGTTTGATTCCTCAGGAATTTGAGGACCTGGCTGCCATTACGGAGCATGACATAGAAGCGGCCCTGCTGCGAGACGAGCCGCGTGCTAGAGCACTGACTAGCTCGCAGCTGAAAACGCTGGTCCGTGAAGTTCAAGTTCAATTGCAAACGACCGCACAGGGGAGCTAAGATGGCTGAAGGATTTATCAACATTGCGATAGAGAGCGACCCTGATGTTTTGCGCCAGAGCGTGTACGAAAGGATCCAGGAACAGTTTCCAGAATGGAATCCTGCCAAGGCCGTGCTGGACAAATGGATCATCGATGGGTGTGCCCTCATTGGGGCAGACCTTGGTGACGTGGCGGGCGTGGTGCCGGAAGAGATACTGCGACAGTTCGGCGAGACTATCTACAAAATTCCAGCACTGCTAGCCGAACCGGCAGTGGGTGTCATAACGATCAAAATACAGGACGGCAAAGGCTACCCAACCATCAAAGCCGGGACGCAGATGATGTTCGTCAAACCGGATGGGAACAAGGTTGCATTCCGTACCCAGGTCGACGTGGAAGTTCCAGTTGGCATGTCCGAAGTTAAAGAAGTTCCTATCGAATCTATCGAACCCGGAACTGAACAGAATCAGTTGTCCGACGACCCACATCTTCTCGACAGCGTGTCCTACGTTACCGAACTTATCCAAACCAGCGCCAACACCAGCGGTGGCAAAGACGCTGAGACGCCAGAAGAATATCTGGATCGCTTGACCGTCGAACTTGAACTGCTCAGCACTGCCCCCATCGTGCCCAAAGACTACGAGAAGCTGGCGCGGCGGGTTGGAATGTACAGGGCAGTGGCGATAGACGGCTGGGACCCGGTGGCTGAAACTGAAGGAAACGAACGCATGATCTCGGTAGCCATGGTCGATGAAGAAGGCGAAGGTGCCACGGCCAAAAAGAAAGAAGAATATGAAGCGGAAGTAGAGTCCAAACGTGAGGTCAATTTCGTCATACACGTCATCGACCCCACCTACAATGAAATCAACGTGCAGGTGGAAGCAGTAGCGCTGCCGGGGTTCGACAAAGACATTGTCAAAGAACAGATTGAATCAGCATTGGACAACTACCTTGCAGCTAGGAACTCTGGCAACAGCCCTGGTGAACCGCGCTCGTGGAGGCAGAACACTGTTGTTCGCAAAAATGAGTTGATCTGGCTGATCAACACGGTACAAGGCGTGGACTACATAGTGGGGGATGTAAAACTGTCCAAGGGCGTTGGTGCGTTGAAAGCAGAAGATGTTCCGCTAACTGGCAAAGCTGCCCTCACCAAACCTAAGACCTTGACCGTCACGGTGGTGGAAGCCTGATGCCTCGACCCGAAGTTACCCAAGCTGCGGAGCTCCTATATGGACGCCTGTGGCCGTACACGTTGGAAGATGAAGCCAATGAATGGCAGCTGTTGTTGTTCTGCGAGTTCTTGGCTGGGACGTTGTTCGAGCAGGTGCGATCTTATGTCGCTGACCGACCTGAAATGCTTGGCTGGGAGATCGTCTTTAACGTGGACGCTTGCCCTCCAGAGGCACTGCCCTACCTGGCGCAATTCGTCGGCGTTCACTTCGACCCCAGCGAAACGGTTGAACAGCAACGGCAAAAGATCAAGGATCGCCCGGCGTTCAGCCGAGGCACTCCGGCTGCGATACTGGCGGCTGCCAAGCAACGCTTGACTGGTGATAAGAACGTATATATGGAGGAGCGATTTGAAGGGCATGCATATCGCTTGCTGATCCGTGTATTCGGTAGCCAAACTCCGGACCCGGAAGGGACCGAGTCCGATATCCTCAAACAGAAGCCAGCTGGGATCAAACTAGTGTTTGAGGTGACCGGACTGAAAGTCTATTCAGAGATCAAAGCTGAATATGCCACCTATGCCAAACTCAAAGAAGCCGGAACCTACCAAGAAGCGGCTGCGGAATAGCCATTCGCGCTAAGATGTAGTACAGTTCGATAGGTAGCAGTAACAGGCAACGCACACAACAAAAGAGGGAGCACCTAGAATGCCGAAAGGTAAAGCGAAAAGCAAAGGTCGGGCCAAGAACAACGACGAGGCTCTGATCAAGAAAGTTCTCGCCCTTCGCGGACGAGACAAGAAGTGGAGCGAGATCGGGGAAGAGCTCGGGATCACGCCGGGTAAGGCTCAGTTCCTCGTGATGCGTTCCGAGGTGAAGCCGAAAGACCGGATCAAATTCACCAACGACGAAGATCTGGCCGCCAAGGTGGTTGCGGCTCGCGACAAGGACCTGCTCTCCTGGGGTCTGATCGCCGCGCGCTCGGGCGTGTCCGAGGGCAAGATCAAGCGCCTGTACGAGGAGGCCGGGGGCAAGGGGCCGCAGAACGTCGCCTCCGCTCGTGCCGGCGATGGAGAAAGCGCCCCGCGCAAAGCATCCAAAAAAGGCGCCAAAGCCAAAGGCAAAAAAGGCGCTCGCGAGAAAGTCGCTCGCAAAGGCAAAGGTCGGCGTAAAGGCAAAGGGCGCAAAAACCCTTCGACCAACAGCTGACCGATGAGGAGCTAGAGACCCTGCTGCCGGAAGGCCGCAGGGTCACTATCCTCTCGTCCTACGAAGGTCATTCTTTGGAGAATGAGTTCGTGGTCAAATCGGTCAGGAGTTTCACCCCCGATACCGGAATCCTTCAATTCTGGGATCAGCACACCATGGGGCTACGGACCTATAAGGTCGCCGGCGAAGGGGCTTCGAAGATCATCCTCCACTAGGGCAGGTCACCCGTACGGAAATCGAAGGGTGGCCTGCCCATCCACATAAGGAGCGACTATGAAGTTTGAGTTCAAGAAAGTTCCAGTGCCGTCCCGCGCCAAGAAGAGCCTCGACAAGAGCGTTACCAACGTACGTGCGTTCAAGGTCAAATGTGACGGCAACGTCATTGGCACGGTGGTGGGCTCGGACATGGCAGGCAAGCCGGGTTGGGGATACATGCGAGAGGACAAGCTGTATGGCGGCTTCGGTACGCGACAGCTAGCAGCGGAACGGCTGGCGGCATCATGATCAAATTCAGGAAGAACAGGTCAAAACAGATCTTGGTTCTATCAGAGGTGTTGCGCATCAAATGTGACGCTCCTCGACTGGAGGTGTCGCAGTACTCCGATGGCGGTTTGGGAGTGTCCAGGCTCAACGAGTCTGGCAAGGTCGAGGCTTACACCGCCATTGCTGTCGATGGCGAGACCAGGACGGAGGTTGCTTGATGCCAAAGAAGACGCCAAGCCGAGACAAACGGCTTAAGATTGATCTCTGGGTGACGGATGGCCTGCGAGCTGCTGTGGGAGCCACCGTGCGTGACGACGGTAAGCCCGCCAACGACACTCAGCTTCGCTACTGGGCGCAGCAGCAGGTAGACGAGGCCAGCACCCAGGAGGTTGAGAGGTTCGAGTCGCACCGCCGACGCCCGCGCCGACGGGGGCAGTGATGGCTGGGCTGCCAGTCTACACCATCGAGAAGCGAGAACGCGGGTGGCTGTTTGTCAGCTGCCCGCGTAAAGACTGCGGCGAACAGTTTGCTGTGGTCCCTAGTCGCTGGGCCGAGTCCTGGAAGGGACATGGGCGTGCATGCCCATATTGCTTCCGCCCCTCAAAAATGCCTGCAAAACGTGGGGAAAAGCGGAAAGGATCGAAATCCGCTAAGATTTCTTCTACCAGCCAACGTAGAAGGAGCGTCTAGTATGGAAGCCAAAGCCAGCCTACACGAAGACTCGAAGATCAAGGTCGAGTTTCCATGGCATCCCAAAGCCGTTCAAGTCATCAGGGGAATCCCTGGAGCTCGTTTCACGCCGCGTGAGAAGGGTGGTCCGTTCTGGCTGCTGCCGCTCAGTATGGAGAGCGGACGCGCGCTGCGCGAAGCTTTCAGTTCTGATGGTGATTCGATCGCTTATAGCAAACAGTTGCTAGTCTGGGGCCGGGAGCAACGCGACCGCGAGCGTAATCTGGCCAATGTAACGCTTGCCGATGACGCAAAGCTACCACGTCTGGAAAGCCTTGACGTTCATATGCCCAAGGAGTTCCGGAGGTCTAACAAACGTCTCAAAAAAGAAGGGCGCAAAGCCAACTACGACAGCCAGCCGCTACATAAGTGGATGCGATCTGATCAGCGCGTCAACGCTGCATTCATGGCCAAGACCAGCTGCATCAACGGCGACCAGCAGGGGCTGGGCAAGACGGTTGAGTGGATCGCTGCAATTTACGAGGCTGAAATGGAAAACGGTTACCACCTAGTGTCAGCTCCCGTCACCTCGTTAGAGAACACTTGGGTGACTGAGATTGAGAAGTGGATGGACATCACTATCCTGACCGGCGACAACCCCGCTAAGCGCAAACTGGCGCTGGAGGTTGCGGTGGAAATGTACGAAGCGGAGGAACCGTTCGTACTACTGATCAACCCGGCCATGATCATCATGCACACGGAGAAGAAGGACGGCATACCGGTGCACGTTGATTCCAAAGGTCGTGCTGTCCGCACGCCTAAGAATCCAGGGTTTGAGCAGATTGATTGGACTACGGTAACCGTGGACGAGTTCCACAAGATGGGGCTGGGCAACCCCAACACTGCCCAGCGTGAGGCGCACATCCGCGTCGGCCGTAAAGCGGAGCGGTTATGGCCGATGTCTGGCACTCCAATGGGCGGCAAGCCGATCAAGTTGTGGGGTGCGCTGAATGCCATATTTCCAAAACAGTTCAGCAGCAAATGGGCGTTCGTCGGGCACTATCTGGAGACGGAAGAGCGCGAGTACGAAAAAGAAGGCGAGCAACGAACTGGCCAGGTCATCGGTGGTATCCGTCCCGAGAAAGAAGAGGCGCTGACCCGCATGCTGGCCAGCTACATGGTTAGGCACCTCAAGAGTGAAGTGCTCAAAGACCTGCCTCCTAAGCAGTATGAGGACGTGTGGTGCGCCATGCATCCTAAACAGCGCAAACAGTACGAGGCATTTGCCAAGGAAGCCGAGATCAAACTCGAAACTGAGCGCATGTCCGTGCAGAACGTGCTGGATGAGTACACGCGGCTCAAACAGTTTGCCAGCGCTTGGCAAAAGGTTGTCAAGGCCGGCATGCGAGAAACCCAAGATGGTGACACGTTGCCGGTATGGCAGCTTACGCCTCACGCAGACGCTTGTGGCAAGCTGCCCTACCTGCTAGACAAACTAGCTGAGCAGGGCATCACGCCGGACGATCCGGATGGCGATAGCGTAGCTGTTGTCGGTAGCCAGTTCAAGACGGTAGTCAAGATGCTGCATGGTCACTTGAACAAGATCGGCATCAAGGCTGAGATGATCACTGGAGATACCAAGGAGAAGGATCGCAATGCCATAGTGCAGCGCTTCCAGAACGGCTCCGAGGACAGCCCGCGAGTGCTGCTGTTGGTCACGACGGCAGCGGTGTCTCTCACGCTCGACCGGGCTGACACCGTCCACATCATGGACGAGACTTGGAACCCAGACGATCAGGAACAGTTGGAGGACCGCATCCACCGAAGCAGCCGCATTCACCAAGTTATTTGCTTCTACTACCGCAGCAAAGACACTCTGGAGGAATACATTCAAGAGATCACTGGCGGCAAGATAGTTGTCAACAAAAAGGTGCTTGACGAGCTCCGCAAGAAATTGAAAGACAGTCTTGTTGCCGAAGCCGCATAAAACCACTGCACCCCTACGGGCGCGTACGTACGCGGACGCTCGGGCGTATCCCGCGAGGAGGCTGCTAGTTTGGCCTGAGTCCTCGTTCGAGCGTCCGCCCGTACGTACGAGAGCGCGGACCCGATCGCGAGAGATTGGCTGGGTAGCGCCTCTCGCGCGGGGGCGCGCGTAGCGGGTGTAGCGGGGAATCGTGGATTAGGTTATACTTGCTGTACCAGCCAAGCAGACAAAGGAGTATCTACAATGGAGTTCCCCAAACATCTCAACCTTGACCTCACCAAGCGAGCCAGCCGCATGCTCAGCGCAGGCAACGTGGTAGTGACTGTCAAGAGCAAGTCGACGGGCGAGCACATCACCGTCAAGCTTGCAAGCCGCCTCAAAAACGATTCAGGGCGCGGCAAGAAATGGCAGCCCGTTGGCCCCGACCAAGCCAGCCACATCTTTGCTAGCGTTCGCAGCGCTGACGCCGCCGGGTGGGATGACAAGATTGGCACCTACTATCCCCGCAACGGTCGCTTCTACGAGGACGACAAAGCCGACCCGGCCCGGGTGTGGGCAGCGTCGGCGGTTATGCAGTGGCTCTGCGGCAATGCTGACGAAACTCGTGCCATCTACCAGGAGAGCAGCGAGTGTGGTCGTTGTGGCAAGAAGCTGACCGACCCGGTAAGCATCGAACGCGGCATCGGTCCTGAATGCTGGGGCAAAGTGACCGGCAGCCAGCATCAGGTCAAGGACAAGACTGCGAGTAGCCGTCCAACGGAAGACGAGGTGATTGCCCGCGACGCGCGCAACGCAGAAGAAGAACACGCTGAGGCACACATGTTCGATCGGCAGACCAGAGGCGACGAGGCTGCTAAACGAGAGGCGCTCGCAGAATCCAGTGTCTTCACGGACGACAACGACGGAATCTTCAGTTGACGAAAGGAGGGAATTATGAGCCGTCCAGCCGGTAATTCGGTTGGGGCCACCTACCGGGGGGAGACGTGGGCGGCTAGGCAAATACCCGCAAATTACGGACAAATTGTGTTAGCGGGGCGGCGCCATACACGGTAAGGTTGCCGCCTCGTAGCACCAACCAGCCGTCTCAGCTAAGCAGCAACTACCAGTGAGGAGAGCCGTTCTAGCATGCCACCCCTGTCCGTCCGCACGTCTGAGCGCACCACGTGGAAGCGCTGCCGCCAGCAATGGGCGTACGCCTACATGGCGATGCTCAAGCCGAAAACTGAGGCTCCTGCCCTGCGGTTTGGCGGACTAGTTCACAAGGCGCTGGAGCTACGGTATCCACCTGGCATCAAACGTGGGCCACATCCGGCCAAGACGTTTGAGAAAGTCTTTAAGGCTGAGTTAATCGACGCCGAAGAGAAGTGGGGCTTCCGTGACGCCGATGGTGATTGGGCCAATGCCCTAGAGCTAGGCATCGCCATGATGAACGCTTACGTCGACGAGTTTGGTAAAGACGAGCGCTACAAAGTGATATCCTCTGAGCGTACGTTCAAAGTGCCTGTGCTCAATCCGCGTACGGGCAAGGTGGCGTTTTACTACGTGGGCACCATTGATGGGGTTTGGGAAGACAGGCAGGACAAAGCCAAGCTGCTCAACGATTACAAGACCACCAAGAACAACCCCGAGGACCTTGATTACCTAGCGCTGGACGACCAAGCCGACGCCTATTGGACGTGGGGTGTCGACGCGCTGTACGCCGAGGGCGTCCTCAAACCCAAGGACAAACTCAAGGGGATGATCTATACCTACCTGCGTAAGGCCATGCCAGACACCCGTCCCGTCAATGCGCAAGGACAGCGGCTTAACAAACCCAAGAAGGATGCGCTGATCACCGCAGCTACCAACCTCGGTATTGAGGTCAGGGGTCTCAAAGTCGATGAGCTGATTGAAGTGTGCCAGGCAGGTGGGGTGGACACGGACCAGCTAGGCGAGGTCAGCGAGAGGCAGCCGCCGCCGCTGTTCCATCGGGAGAAGGTTTTCCGGTCGGATGTAGAAAGAGAGTTTGCCCGGCCCATGGCCTACGCAGAGGCGCGTGAGATGTTCGCTGCCCGCGCCGGCAAGATGGCGGTTTACATGAATCCTGGCGGAGCGCCTCCCATGAACAACTGCGGCTTCTGCGGCTACAAGGAACTTTGCGAGATTGACAAGATAGGCGGTGACGTCGACGCCATGATCAAGGCGACGATGAAACCGTGGGATCCATACGAGCAACACGAGATTGAAGAAGAGGGAAAAGGATGACCAGCCGGGTTAGACTAATTGGAAAAGTCGCAGGCTTTGTAAGCCTGAGTTGCGAGTTCGAATCTCGTACCCGGTACTCCCCGCAAGGGGATGGAGCCCCCTGGGGCGGTGGCCAACTAGGGCTGCCGCCCCAACCAACTAAAAGGAGCAACTAGAATGCCAATCAAACATGGATCGGGTGAGCATGCAGAGTTGTGCGCTGCCCGCATGGCGGAACGAGAGCACGAACGCAAGGAGCGCGCCCGCTTGGTTCGAGTCAAGCGCCGCCGCTGGCTACTCTGGACCCCGCTAGCCCTCGTTGGGGCAGTGTTGCTTGTGTGGCAGCTGACCAGCGACATGCCCATCCCGCTGCTGGTGTACGTAGGCATCGTGATGCTGCTGCCGACGGTGGTGGACGTCTGATGGCTCTCACGCCTGCTCCAGACGGCTACCCCATCAAGCTGGTTCGCGACAACACGCCTGATCTGATCAACCAATCAGGCGAGCCAGGAGAATTGTGGTACGAGATCTCCACCAATGTGGGAGAAGAGGAGCTTATGCGGCTTCTCAAACTCAAGCTCGCAGAGGAGGTGGGCGAGTATCTAGTTGACGGAGGGCGGAATGAGTTGGCTGATGTGCTGGCTGTGGTTGATGGGCTGTCTCGCCTACATGGGACTGGCTTGAGTGACATACTAGAGATCGTGCATAGTGACCCGCGCGGCATGTTTCCTGACGGGGTGGTCATGTTCGGTCGACATCCCGAGTTCGATGGAGGCGATGGATGAGACCGCAGAAGCCAAAGTTGGGAGCGTCGGCTCAGATGCTCATTCATGGACCGCCGGGCATAGGCAAGACGCTTCTCATAGCGCAGCAGCCGCGCACCCTGATCATGCACCCGCCTACGGACCATCTGGATTCCATTCATAAACCCAGCAACGTCGAAGAGATCATTCTGGGTGATCACGACGACTTCGATCAGGCATTTGAGTATCTGCAACAAGGCGGTGGTGAAGAGTTTGATTGGGTGTGGTTAGACAGCCTGTCTCTTTTCCAAGACCATGGGCTAGATGAAATTTGGAAGAATCTCATCGCGGCCAAACCCAACCGCAAAGAGTGGGGGCTGGACAAAGGCGAGTACGGCCGCAACATGGAGCGCATTGCGCGTCGCACCCGCGAGCTGGTAGGACTGAGCATGACGGGGATGTTCCACCTGGGAATCACCTGCCACACTGAGATGCTGTACGATCCCGAGACTGAGAAAGACATGCTGATGCCTTGGGTGCAAGGTAAGGGCATGAGCACCCGCACGATGGCGGCGATGAACCTTGTCGGGTACTACCGATGGGTCGCCGTTAAAAAAGGAAACAAAAAGCGACGTGCGCGCGTTCTGGACTTCCATGAAACGGAGGCGTTCAAAGCCAAGGACCAGCTTAACGTCTTTGGTGAGAGCGGGCGGTTGATCTCGCCGACCATGCCCGACATTCATCGGGCCATTGCAACCAAGAAGAAAGGTGGCAGCACTGCCGCCCCAAAACGGCGTAAACGCGCCAGGAGGAAATGATGCCCAAAGTCAAATACGACCTGCGGGATGTAGAGGCTGCAGGTGAAGGTTTCGAGACGCCGCCGCCCGGCTTGTATCGCGCCAAACTAGCTGAGTGTAACATGACTCAGTCAAAGGCTGGCAACGACATGCTCGAATGCGTGTACGAGCTAACCAGGGGCGACTACAAAGGCAGCAAAGTCTGGGACTATATCGTCATTGGCGTAGAGGGATTCCCGGAACGAAAGCTGCGGCAGTTCCTGGAGGCTGTCGAACACATTACCGGCAAAAAGAATGCCAAGGGGTCGTTTGACCCCGACGAGTTCGAGGACAGCGAGGTTCAGCTGCGACTCAAGAACGAAACTTACGAAGACGAGCCACGCGCCAGGGTGGCTGCCGTGCTGCCTCTGCCTGAGGATGACGAGGACGAAGAAGAGATCGACGCCGAAGGCGAAGAGGATGACGACGACGAAGAAGGCGCAGGCGAGGAGTACACCTATGAGGAACTCGAAGGCATGGACCTCAAAGAGCTCAAAGAAGTCGTCGATGAGGAAGAGCTTGAGGGCATCCGCGTAACCAAAAAATCCAAGCAAGAGACCGTCTTGGCTAAGGTGGCTGAGGCGCTTGAGCTAGAGCCTGCAGAGGAAGACGAGGACGGAGACGAGGTTGAGTACGAGGACATGACCCCCGAAGAACTCAAAGCAGAGCTCAATGACCGTGGCCTGAAAACGGCGGGCAAAAAAGCAGTACTGATCGCCCGCCTGGAGAAGGATGACGAGGAGGCTGAGAATCCCTTCGAGTAGTAGACAGCCGGTTGCTGCCGATCCGTTCAGCACTGACGATCTGGCGCTAGCAACGGTGCTCTGCATGCAGGGTTTCGGTGCTAGCCGCCTGGTTCGAAAGCGGCAGGACAGTCGGCAGGCCGAGTGGCAGTTCGATCGTGATGACAGGCTGGACAAGATCGTGAGCGAATATAATTCAGGCACGCACCAGGTTGAGCCTCGTCAGTTCATGTCAACCCTGAAGAAAGTCCGCAGGCAACTGTATGGCTTCTTGGATCACAGGGCGCTGTGAAAGTCACGGACGAGCAAATTGCCAAGCTCAAACCGTTCCTGGTTGGGGAGCGGCCCGGTGGTGACGGGGAGTGGGGGATGTTTTGTCCCCTGCACCCCGACACCACCCGCTCGGCAAGCCTCAACGTCAACAAGGGTGTCTTCCACTGCCAGGCTTGTAGCGAAGGTGGCTCCGTCGACATGCTGATCGATTTAGAGGATACTTGGGTCAAACCCGAGGGACGTGTAAACAGCCGCGCCCGGCCTGCCCGCGCCAGCGTAGCACCCAGCGACGAGGTGTCGAAGGGAAAGGTGCGCGGATGGCATGCCGCCCTTCTGCAAGATCATCCAGCGAGGCTAGACAACTTAATGTCTGCGCGTGGTGTCAACGAAGAGTTGATTCGTGACTTTGAGATTGGATGGGATGCCAACAGGCGGGTATACACGATCCCCATCTACAGCAACAAGGGTGACATCTGGAACGTACGGCGTTACGACCTCAAGCCTCACGGCGACCGCCGCAAGATGTGGAGCGTCAAAGGCATGGGAGCGCCGCGCTTGTATCCCGTCAAGCAGCTGCTAGACAAGCCCGACTACATCATCATCTGCGAGGGCGAGTGGGACTGTCTTCTCACTATTCAACACGACTTTCACGCCATCACCCGAACGGGGGCAGCGGACGTATGGGAAGACCGATGGAATCAGCTGTTCAAAGGCATGACTATTTACCTAGCGCACGACAGCGACTACAAGGGACAGCTGGCTAATCGCAAGATCGGAGAACAACTGCTGGGCATTGCAGATGAGGTGCGAGTGCTACGACTGCCCTACCCGGTGATCAAAAAAGACGGCAAAGACTTGACTGACTTCTGGCTCGACTACAGTGATCATCCAGAGGCTGAGATGCGCTCCTTGATGGAAGACGCTCAGCTGTTCAATCCTCGCATGTTTGAAGTTGAAGACACCGATGCCTCTGATGCCAGCGTGCTAGACAGCTTCGACTCGAGGCGCGTGGCGCAGCCTATGCGGTTGACTGTCACCATCAAGGGCAAGCGGGACCCAGGATTCTCCATTCCACGCAAGGTGAAATACCAGTGTACGATGGACGCTGGGACCAAGTGTCAAACTTGTCCGTTGTTGCAAGCACAAGGCCAAGCAAATGTGGAGATCCCAGCCGCTGATCCTGTGGTGCTTGAGATGATGGAGAGCACCAAAGGACAGTTGCGTGACATTCTTCGTATGCACTACGGCATCCCCAAATGTCAAAGACTTGAGATTACTGTCGACCAGCATCAGGCAGTGGAGATCCTCTACGCCCGCCCCAGCATTGACCACGTCAAGAGCGAGGAGGCTGCAGACTTCAAGAATGTCAAGATTACTAGCGTGGGCAAACACGACACGCTGCCCAACAACACGGTACAGGCGGTGGGCGCGTTGCATCCTGACCCTCGTCGGCAGACCAATGAGTTTCAAGCTTGGGACGTGAGCGTGATGGAAACCAGCTTGGACAAATACGAGTTGGACGAGGACGACGTTGAAATGCTTAAGCGGTTTCGACCCCGAACCGGACAGCGGCCACTCAGCAAGCTGGCAGAGATAGCACGAGACATGAGCGCTCATGTGACCAAGATATATGGTAGGCCGGAGCTGCATGCCGCTATCGATCTGACGTTCCATAGCGCTCTCAGCTTCAACTTTGGTGGGCAGCATGTTGATCGAGGTTGGCTTGAGTTGCTGGTGGTGGGTGACACTCGTACGGGCAAGAGCGAGACTGCCCTCAAGCTGAGCAGGCACTACGGCGCAGGCGAGCTCGTGTCCTGTGAGGCAGCTAGCTATGCAGGCATAGTAGGTGGCCTGCAACAATATGGTTCAAAAGAGTGGAGCGTCACCTGGGGTGCTATCCCTATCAACGACAGGCGGCTAGTCATCCTGGATGAGATTGGAGGCATGCATCCGGAGGAGATTGCGGCCATGAGCTCCGTCCGGTCTAGCGGTACTGCCGAGCTGACCAAAATTCAGAGCGAGCGTACGTACGCCAGGACGAGGCTGATCTGGCTTGGCAACCCGCGTAATGGTCGCATGAGCGACTATACGTACGGAGTTCAAGCCATCAGACCGCTCATCGGCAACGATGAGGACATTGCCCGCTTCGACCTGGCCATGAGTGTGGTGGCTGATGAGGTTCCAGCTCAGGCCATCAACACGGTGCGAGTGGTGGGCTCTAACCCTTACTCAGACGAGGCCTGCAACAAGCTGCTACGATGGGCCTGGTCACGCAAGGCCGGTGATGTCGTGTGGGTGGAGGGCGCGCAGGAGGAAGTATTGGAGGCAGCCAACCAGTTGGGTCGCAAGTTCATTGAGGACCCGCCGTTGGTACAGGCCGCCAACATACGCATCAAGGTAGCACGGCTGGCAGTGGCCATGGCCATTCGGTTGTTCAGCAGCGACGAGGATTTCGAGCGGGTGCTGGTTCGTAGAGAACACGTACAAGACGCGGTGCGTTTCCTCGAACGTATATACAGCATGAAGAACTTTGGATATGCCGAGCGCAGCCAGGAACTGATACACGACCGTCGTGAGGCTGAGGACCATCGTGCTTACATAGAACGATATCTTGAGGCCAACCCCAACCTTGCCAAGTTCTTGCGCGGTACCGGGTCATTCCGCCGACCTGACATTGAGGAGATCATGCACATTGGTCGTGAAGAAGCTAACGCCATCATCGCCACCCTCTGGGACCGCCGCATGATCCGCAAAGAGAAAGGCGACAGCAAAGTGGAGCCAACGCTGCACCGAATTTTGAGGGAGATCAAGGCATGAAAGTTCACCTCACTACGATGCCCGCCCCTTACGTTCTACCGGCCGACCCAAAGCAAGGCAGGCCCAAGGATGTAAAGGTTGACCGCGTTTCGATATTCAAGGTGGTCAAAATAGATGAACTAATTAAGTGGTGCAAAGACAACCCCGACGTTCCGGCCGACTCACTGGCCCTGTCGTTGGAGTCAGGAGCGTTCAAATGAGGGCAGCAGTTCTAGGATATGGACCAGCAGGACTCATTGCCGCCAAGACGCTGGTTGATCAAGGCATTGACGTCGACGTCATAGGGGCTGGCGGCAAGAGCGTTATCGGCGGGGCGCAGTACCTGCACGAGCCCATCCTGAACGCCGAGCATGTCACCGACCCAGAGGGTTACATTGAGTTCCTCAAGGTTGGCGAGCGCGACGGCTACGCAAAAAAGATCTATCCGCAAGCTGAGTTCACTGTTAGCTGGGACAACTACGAGGGACGGCAACCAGCATGGGCATTGGGGCCTGTATATGACATCTTGTGGAAACACTTCGAGGACAAACTGCTACACGACACGTTCAACGGCATGAGCCTCACCATGCTACTAGAGACCGACAAGTACGACGTCGTGTTCAGCAGCATCCCGGCACACGCACTTTGTATGCACAGCCATGACTTCCCCCGAGTGAATATCGCCCTGGTTCCATTCAGCCCCATCAACGGCATCAACAACGTGGTGCTATACAGTGGACGGCCGCAGGACGTTTGGTATCGAACCAGTGTCATATTCGGGGAGGCGTGGAGCGAGTTTGGGCAGAGCGAGATTGAGACGGTGCATTACACCTCCATGGCGGCCGACGCCATCGGGGCAGAGGAGCTGCCAGTTCATCACGGCTTCAAGCCGCTCGGCACCAATTGCAACTGCCATCCAGAGGTCGTGCGGATAGGCCGGTTTGGAAGGTGGGACCGTAAAATTCTCCTGCACCACGTACCGCATCAGGTGCTGGGAGCTCTAGAAGACAAGGGGTTCACCCCATGAGATGCAGCGAGTGCAGCAATACCATCAAGCCTTTGGTGGCCATCGACATCGACGGTACGCTGGGCGATTATCACACCCACTTCCTCCGGTTTGCCGACGCTTATTTGGGAGACACTATTCCTTTTGTATCGCCAAGCTACGCAGGGCAATGCTCATTCAAAGAATGGTTCATGACCGGGTACGGCTGCGATGAGTCGACCTGGCAGACCATCAAGCTAGCGTACCGACAGGGCGCTCAGAAGCGCAGCATGCCGTCGTACCCTGACGCACAGTGGCTTGTCAACAACCTGCGCTGGGACAACGTGGAGGTTTGGCTCACTACGACGCGGCCGTACCTCCGGCTGGACGGCGTCGACCCGGACACTCGCGCGTGGCTTGATCGCATAGGCATCGAGTACGACGGGCTGCTGTATGACGAGGACAAGTACCACGTGCTGGGAGAGCGCATCGACCCGGACAGGGTAGTGGCGGTCTTGGACGACCTGCCCGAGATGTACGACGCGGCGGCACAGGTGTTTGGCAAAGACATCCCCATCCTTGCCAAGCAGGATTACAATGCCGACACCACCCGGCCAAACGAGGCGGAATCATTGGGGGCAGCGTTGGGTATGATTCAGGATAGATTGGAGAGCTGGTATGGCAAATTCAGCAATTAACGAGTCAGTGCTATCGCAGACTCTGGCTGATGCCGGGCTGGAAGACACTGACGACAATCGAAATCAGTTGCGAGTGATGCTGGAAGCAATGTGCATCTACGAAGAGCGTGAGGCCGCGCGCGGGGGCTTGTGGAAGGCGGCTGGCGCTATCGACAGCGCACACCACCTCAGGAGCAAGGCACGGCGCATCGTGTTTGCTGTCGACGCGCAGCCGGAGGCTGTCATTGATGATGGGCTGGACGCAGTAAACTACGCCGTGTTCGCTGTGCGCAATGTCAGGGCAGGAAGACTTGTAGAGAGCTAGCAGGAGGATCTAGAATGGGCAGGTTATATAACAGCAAGCAGCAAATCCGGAAGGAACTGGAACGGCGTACTGATCCGGATAGCCCCCAAATGGAACAAATCATACTCGCGATGGCTTCTGAGCTCATAGCGGGGCATATCAGCATTCGCAATGGCATCCGAGGAATTCTCAGTATGACTGCAGACAACGAAGATTTCCCGAGCCAACTGCACAAGGACATCGTCGATCGCATAACTAGCGGCATGAAAGAACGTATGGTCGCGTTCGAACTAGAGTTGCTTGGAGTCATCGTCGATATCATATGGGAGATCGACAATTGCCAGTGCGATTGGTGCGCTGCGCGAGAAGCAGAAATCAAGGCGGCTGACAGGGCTTCGAAAGCGAAATACAATTGAGCGAGAACACCGGACAAGGTAGCAGTGGTTCTTGGCGGGACGACGAGGTAGACAGCACCAAGAATGCCACGCGCCGGGGCGCTGAAGAATCAGGACTTGACGCACAGGTCAGCACGTTCAAGCGTGACTGTGACCACGGCTACCAGCCTATAGGCATACGTGCCCGTAGGCGCCAGCGCGCGGCTGCCAGGCGCCATGCAAACCTCAAGCCCATGCGGTTTGTTAGCCTGCACCACCACAGCACTTATAGCTACCTGGACGGCTTTCAGCTTCCTGAGGCCCACGTCCGCCGCGCCACCGAGATCAACATGGGCGCCATCGCCATGACCGAGCATGGTAACATCTTCAGCCACGTCAAGTTGGAGAAAGCAGCAGAAGAGCAAGGAGTCAAACCGATCTTTGGTTGCGAGGTCTATTGCTCTCACGAACAATCCCAGAAAAAGAACCATCTCACCCTGCTGGCAATGAACTCCGAAGGGTACAAGAACTTGCTGATGTTGGCAAGCAAATCTTGGGCAGATGGCTTCTACTACGAGCCCACCGTCAACTACAAATGGCTCAAAGAATACAGCAAGGGAATCGTCTGCCTAAGTGGCTGCCAAGGATCAGCGCTGTTTACTGCCCTCGTCGGAGGCAAGTTCGTTGACCCGGCTGATGCCAGCTATGTTCGCGGCGAGAAGGTTGCCAAATTCTTCAAGCGCATCTTTGGTGACAGGTTCTTCTTGGAGGTTCAGGCGTTTCCGGAGCTGGAAAAAAGCTGTCAGGCCAACCCCATGATCGAAAGGCTAGGACGTGAGCTCGGGATCAGACTCGTTGCAACCATGGACTGCCACTACACTGCACCAGAGGAGCAAGAGATTCAGAAGTTGCTCCATAATGTGCGGCCGGGCGAGAAGAGGACCCTGGAGGATATGGTGCGTGATTGGGGGTATGAAGTTCCACTATGTCCTCCTCCGACTGACATGGCAATCTACCGGCGTCTGCGGGGTACGGGTCTCAGCAAGCGTGGAGCGCTTGAGGCCATAATCAGCACTGAGGAGATAGCGCAGCAGTGCGAGGTTGAGCTACCCAAATTGCCGCCTGTCGAATATCCCCTTCCGAAAGGCTACGACACGCCCAAAGACCTTTGGCGGGCCTGGTTGAAGGAGGGATGGCTGTACCGCAAGTGCGACAAACTGCCGCCGAGAGAGAGAGCACGGTACAAAAAGCAGCTGGCCAAGGAGTGCGAGGTCATCGAGGCCAAGGGATATGAGAGTTACTTCCTCGTGGTAGCCGACACGGTCAAGTGGACCAAGAACGAACAGATACCAGTTGGCCCGGCTCGGGGCAGTGCTGCTGCGTCGCTCGCTTGTTGGCTACTACGCATCACTGAGGTCAACCCAATGCTGTTTGACAACCTGGTGTTCGAGCGCTTCATTGATTGGTCACGCGAAGATATGCCAGACATCGACCTTGACTTTGCCACCTATGGTCGTCCACAGATCAGGGACTACCTGGTCGGCAAATATGGCGAGGGGTGCGTCAACAATATCGGCACGTTCACGGTGTACAAATCTAAGTTGGCGCTTGACGATGTGGCGCGGGTGCACCGCATTCCCAAATTCAAAACTGAGACTGTCAAAGGCTTGTTGATCGAACGTAGCTCAGGGGACCTGCGCGCCAGCGCCACCATTGAGGATACGGCTGGCCAGTTCCCTGACGCAGCCAAAGTGTTTGAGGAACATCCCGAGCTTCAGATGGCTATGGACCTGGAGGGCAACGTCAAGGGGTTTGGGGTGCATGCTGCCGGTCTGGTGGTTAGCAACGGTCCCATCACTGACGTGACGGCGGTGCTGGAGAAGAACATCAAGGGAAATCTGGTGCAGGTGGTAAGCATGGACAAGAAGGACGCTGAGCGCCAGGGTCTTGAGAAGCTTGATTTTCTCGCGTTGGGTACGATGGACATGATCGCCGACGCACTACACCGGTTGGACATGACGGTTGAGGAACTGTATGAACTGCCGCTTGATGATCCCAAAACGATCGAAGGCTTCCGGCAGAACGACGTGCTTGGCATCTTCCAGTTCGAGGGGCGTGCCATGCGCAGCATCAACGGTGCTCTCAAGCCCGACAATTTCGATGAAATCTGCGACGTCACCGCGTTGGCCCGGCCGGGTCCGCTGCACAACGGCGCGGCTAACGCTTACATCGACATCAAGCGCGGTGCTGCCCAGCCTGAAATCATTCACCCGGCGTTGAGCGCTATCACTGAGCGCACCAACTATCAGATTGTGTACCAGGAGCAAATCTTGAAAGCTGTAGTTGAGATCGGTCAGTTTGACTGGACCCACGCCAGCTACATTCGAAAGATCATTAGCAAGAAGTTGGGCGAGCAGGAGTTCAATCGACAGTGGTCGCGCTTCTGGGATGGAGCGCGTACGATTGATCAGCGTTCTGATTACGAACCCATGACTGAAGCTACGGCCAAACGAATATGGGGCAACTTGATCACGTCTGGTTCCTACGCCTTCAATGCTGCCCACTCACGCAGCTACGGCATGATTGGGTACTGGTGCCAATGGCTCAAGCAGCATCACCCAGAGGTTTTCTTTGCAAGCAGCTTGACCAAAACTCGCCGTGGCTCTGGCGGTGGTAACGTTAAGGCGCAGTTTAAAGGTGGACAGATTGACCGTCACGTGGTGCTAATGCGTGACGCGAAGAAAGGCAAACCGGAGTGCGGTCGTAAGCCTATCAGGGTGATGCCTCCTTCCTACGACAGTGGGATGCATTGGGAGTATGAGGATGGTGTGCTGTGGGCGGGATTGGTGCAGATACCTGGCGTAGGGGACAAAACGGCAGAAGCCATGGCGGCGTATGCCAAAGAGAATGAGATCGAAGCATGGGAAAACTATGTGGATGTCAAAGGCATTGGGCCAAAGACCATAGACAAAATTGAAGAGTTTTGTGAACGACCTGACCCATTCAACATAGAAGGCATTGATCGAACTCTTGACACTGTGCGGGACATGCTTAGTGAGGGTTGGGCTGACATGCCGGTTCCCACGCACACGTCAGTTGACGTACCCTACGAGCGTGGTAGGGACGAGAAGATTGTGTTCCTGGGTATGCCAATGGATATCAATCTGCGCGACATCTTCGAGAGCAACAGGGCACGAACCGGCGAAGAGCTCAGTCGTAATTCAGTTCGTGATCCGGACAAGAACGAGTGGGTCATGATCCTATGTACCGATGGTGACGAGCAAGTAACTATCCGTGTTGATCGCTGGCGCTATCCAAGGTTCCGGAAGATGGTTTGGGGTGCGCAGATGGGTCACGACTTGTTGCTGGTGGAGGGAGTTAAGCCTGGGTTCCGCACGGCCCGGGAGATTTATGTAAGGAAAATGTGGGTCATTGACCCCGACGAGGAGGATTGAGTATGCTCAAAGGAAAACAGCTGTATGAAGTCGCCCGCAAATTTGCAGAGGAGGATTTGGTACCGGCCCTCAATGGCAATGAAGTCGACGAGGAGGCTACGGACGCCATTCTCGAGAAAGCGGCAGAGCTCGGCATCGCCCTCTTGATTGACATCGCTGAGAGCTTGCACGGTATCAAGGCGAAGGTTGGGTAATTCAGATGCCAAAACAGCCAACTGATACCCAAAGGTTCTTGTTGAAGCGCGTTGTCAGCCGAGCTTATCGTGCAGGATGGAGCGGGAAGCTTGGCAATGACATGGCCCCTTCTCTGAGTGTCGGTAGACGTTATGGCGGTGCTGACTGTTCAATGCCTACGGCTATGTCGCTAGCCAGGCAAGGGCTGGTGCAAGAGGGGCATCATGACTTTGGTTTTGCCTTCAACGTGATCAGTGTCGGTTGGTAAGCTGATCGAAGAACGGGCTGGCGGTGAGGGAGGGAGTGGCGAGTGCTGCTTCGACCTGAATGAATTGGAACAGCTGGGCCTGTTCTTGCCGAAGTAAACCCACAATTACCAGGAGAAATAGCATGGGTGAAGAGATTCAGAAGTGGGCTGACGATGCGATGTTTGCCGCCGAGCCGATGGACGTAGGTGAGGGAGAGCAGATTATGCCAAGGGTGTACCTGCTACAGGCCACGCCTGATCCGCTGGGTGGCATTGCTGCTATGGCGATGATGTATGAGGGCAAGGTTGTCCGAAACCTCCACGACATAACCGACGAGCAGCGACGGCACTACTGGGAGGAGTCGCAGAAGACGCATCTGCGTGCACCGCACGAGGCCGTCGACCTGCACTTCATGGTTGAGGGGGTGACGCGCGCCTTCACCCATCAGATGGTGCGCCAGCGTACGGCCGTCTACGCGCAAGAGTCTCTGCGCTTTGCGGTAAAGGAGGGGTTCGCTGACGAGGTGCCGCTGCCACCCAGCCTTATGGGGCTCAAGCCTGATGACGCTAGCGTGCGGGCATGGCAGGACTGCATTAAAGAGGTTGAGGAAATGTACGAATTCCTTATCAACCGAGGTGTGCCAGCAGAGGACGCGCGTGGTCTACTGCCTCACAGCATTACTACGCGACTCAACTACAAGACCAACTTGCGCAACCTGGTCGAGCACATTGGAAATCGGCTGTGTACGCAAGCGCAGTTCGAATGGCGGCTTGAGGTCACCGAGCTCATGCGTGCCATCCGCATGTATAAAGGTCCTATCACGGCCTACGGATTTGACTCTAATCTTGGGCCAGATCACGAACGTGGAAATGCCTGGCAGTTCAAGACCATCGCCAAGTCGGAGTTGTTTAGGCCGGTGTGCTACTCACTCGGATACTGCCCCTTCACGGCTGACTTCGACCGGGGGTGCACGATCAGGGGCAGGGTTGAAGAAGGCAAGTTCAATGAGATCGACATTCGTGAGTGGCTGATGGACCCAGCTGCAGCTAGGAGGGGATGATGTGGCGTAAGGTGCGGCATCCCATCCTTACCTTCAAGCGCTGGCGGCTACGCAGGCAGCACGTCGTAAACAGCAAGGTTGACTTGCAGGCCAGCCGCAAACATCGTCTGCCGCTGGAGCAGTGCACTGTAGATCAACTGCAGTCAGCGCTGCGACACAATGAAAGGGAGGCGTTGCGATATCAGCAGATTGTAAATGGTCGTCCACACAAGGGCAACTATGATGCACTTGCCACCTGGCACCGCATGTGCCAGCGGCCCATCAAAGAACTGATTGCTGAGTTGGGTAAGCTGGGAGACGGCAAGCGAGTTGAGGACATTAGGTGGAAGCGTCGACGTCGTCCGACGGAAGAGTTGATGCGTATTCGTAGGCTGGGGTGAAGGTTGTGGCTAGCAAAAAGCGCATGGAACAAGATCCTAATCTAGACCCTAAGACTGGCAAGAAGAAAGATCGCCGTAAGGATGACAAGCCCAAGCAGCCTACCTTCGATATCAAAATCGATTTTGAGAAAATCGGCTTCACCTCAGAGGGGGTGAATAGGACGGCTGAGGCCATGCGCAAAGCAATCAAGGCTGGTCGCATCCATAGCTTCGAGGAGTACCGTTACATGTTCGGAAGCGGTCCGAGAGCCAGCGGTGGCGGCAACGTGTTCATTGAGGGCGGAGACGGGATATTCCATTCATTCTACGACAGGTTGGCTGCCAATACGGTGAACATGATCGGAGAAGGCGTGGACTTCAAATCTGCAGTGAGTCGTATGCTTCACAGCAAGGCTATTGAGTGCTGGGATAATCTGCTTAACTGGCAGTTTGCTGTGACTTACCAAGATGGGCAAGATAAGTATTGGTTCACTGCTCGGTACTATGACGACGAGGAAGCGTCGCCGGTGCCTCTGGTGTCGGAGACGTTGGAGTTCAGCGGCGAGGTTCTTATTGAACAGAACTGGGATGAGACCAACTTGGAGGTTGAGAGGCAGATGGAACAACTACACGAGAAGTGCGTGGCTGATTTGGCGGCGTTTGAATGAGCGTCTCGCAGTATATGGTCGCGCTTGAGAAGGCTAACGCCACGCGGCTAGCCAGGGCTGATCTCAAACGCAAGATCAAAGACAATGACCGCGAGCTGCTGCGCGCTCTAGAAGATCCTCCTTACTTCATCATGAACTGCCCTATTGGCGAGCTGCTCAGCGCTCAAAGACGCTGGGGGATGACCAAGACGAGGAAGTTCTTGACGCCATTCAATATCAAGGAGCACAGGACTGTAGAAGATCTAACTAAAAGGCAAAGGGACCTGCTGGTCTCGGGCCTAGAAGGAGACAGAATATGAGTGGATTTGACACTGGCAACAAGTTGCAATTTGGTCCCAATGGCGAGAAGTTGACCAGAACCAGCTTGATTACTCACAGCCTGCACACCATCGACCTAGCAGCGCCTTGTGCTGAGGACGTGTACCTGTCAGACATCGCGCACGGCCTGAGCATGCACGTGCGCTGGGCTGGGCAGGGGTCATGGTTGAGTGTTGCGCAGCATAGCGTCATGGTCATGCGCTACATTGAGGCGGAGGGCGATCGGCTTGATTTGGGCACTGACAAAGGCTTGCTATCTGCAGCGCTGTTACACGATGCACACGAGGCTTACATTGGCGATCTAAGCGGTGGCCTTAAGTACATGTTGCGCTATAGCGAGCTGCCTTCTTTGATTATCAGTATTGATCGCGCCATCGGAGAGAAAATGGGGGTACAAATGGCGCATGGCTTCCAAGATGTCGAACGTGCTATTGATAGGGCTGAGCAGGATTTGATAACTGAGGAATATGGATTCTTGTTTCGCAACCTTGACAGCCCATGGATAGAAGGCGGCATGTGCAACAAAATGGCTGAGGGTCTTTTCTTGAGCGAAGCTGCCCGCTTGGGCATGGTGGACGATGTCGATCGGTAAGTACAGTCGGATGTTTGGACTAAAGGGGGAAGTCACCGTTGACATCCGTGAGGCTACGCCAGCGTTCGCTGACAGGACGCATGTGGTGCGCATCACAACCGATGAATGCGAGCTGAAAGTGTCTGAATGGCTCAAGCTGGTGGAGAAGGTCAATAGTCTGCTGGTAGAGCATGGCATACCAACTGAGCGGGTGGCGGACGGATCGTGACCTTCCGCGAGGCAAACATCAGACGATTGGAACGCGGCATCACGCAGTGCCTTGAAGTGTTGGATGTACCTCGACGTTTGGGCGCTGATGCTACCGACAAGGAACTGGCGGATGACAAGCGCACCGCTCGACGCGTGAAGCATAGGCTGGTGGTGGCGCTGAGCGATTGGAATGGTACCGTCGATGGTAATAGTGAGGGTGCGCCGCCTGATGGTACTGGCGCGCGGTTGTTGTGGTCGCAATGGTGGGATGATTGGCAAGAGCAAGCTACTGAGTTGCGGCAGCAAGCCGACAACCGTGATGAACAGCATTCCATCGATCGTGAGCTTGAAGGCATATCTCACGTGATGGCGGAGTTGCGGTCGTGAAAACCTGCAACCCCCTACGCGCGTACGTAGGCGCGGACGCTCGCTCGTTACGCCCGAGCCGCAACTGTCTTACCACTGAACTTCTCGTTCGAGCGTCCGCGAGCGGACGCGTACGCGAGGGGTTGCCCAAAGAGCCACCTCGGGGGCGGGCGGGTACGTACGCGCGAGGGAGTGGTTGATGAAGACTATTCCTGATCAGTTGGCTGTGATGGCATTCGATCCAGGCGGTACTACCGGCGTGGCGTGGGGCGTGATGAAAGTGGAGCCGACGCTGAACGAAACGCTCAACGGTGCTGAATTGGGTTCCTGCGACATCACCGGAGACTACCGACAGCAGGCTGGCAAACTTGCTGACCTGTGGAGTGGCTTAGTGTACAACTGGAACATTGAGCGTCAGATCAGTCTTGAGAACATCCACTGCGTTAGCGAGGGGTTCAGCCTTCACAAAATTGGTAGCCGTGAGAAAGTGGGGCTGTATCCGGTGTGGATAGCCGCCATGTTTGAGGGGTTTGTGTGGAGGCTTGGGGTGCGTGTGATGTACCAAGAACCAAGCACCAAGTCACGTAGCACGTCGGCCCGTATGAAACGATGGGGCTGCTGGCAACGCGGTGTCAGCGAGCATCGCAAGGATGCTATGCGCCACCTTGCTTACCGTGTGAACAAATTGATCTAAGCGCGAAATCGAGGAATACGCTATGCTTCTGATACCAGCCAACTACAAGGAGTTTCTACTATGTTCGGTATAACGATTTTCAGGGAGACTGATAATGAAGGGTACGGGCCTTGGGTATGCGTCACTCCTCGTCGTCCTTGGTCTCGAGGCCGTTGCTACCGCGTCTTGAAGGTGTGGTCCGCATGAGTGACGACAAAAAAGATCTGATTCTTCAGCGGGTCCGTGCGATGTTGGCCAAGGCTGACAGCACGGAATTTGAGGGTGAGGCTGAGGTCTTCCGCGCCAAGGCAGATGCCCTCATGACCAAGTACACCATCGAGCAGTGGCAGTTGGACGCCGCTGACGACGTCGACGCAGCTGGTCGTGAGCCGCAGCGTCGTGATGTAAATATCAGCTGGTACTGGGACCCAGCATACGATCACCTCAAGCTCGACATGTTTACGTTGTTCAGCAACGTGGCCAAGCACTGTCGCTGCAAAGTGATCTGGTGGAACACCATCGAGCAGCGGGACATTCCGGTGTTAGGTCTGCTGGCTGATTTGGATTACTTTGACCTGCTGTTCACCCACCTTCAGATTCAACTGAGCGCCAAGCTGACGCCGGGCGTTGAGAAAGGCGACAGCTACATCGAGGCGCTTGTCCGCATGAAGGAGGCAGGCATGCGCTGGGAAGCCATCGGTGAGCGTCTGATCAACGCAGGGCTGATGGATGGTCCTTACACGCGCAACGTTGGCGTCAGGTTCACCAAGGAGTACACCGAGTATTGCAAAGAGACCAATCGTGAGCGCAAGTACATCAATCCGAAGACCTACCAACGTTCATTCGCCGAAGGCTTTCGTGAGCAAGTAAGTGCTCGCCTGCGTGCTCAGAAGCAGGAGCAGGCTGAGGAGGGTGGCACGGGAATGGAACTGGTGCTGCGTGATATCAGCCAGTTGCTTGATGAGACCGCCACCGACATGTTCGGACGTCAGCCACGTGGCGGCACTGTCTCGCGTGACTTGGCTCGTGACAAACAAGGCTATGGCTCCGGCTCACACGCAGGGCGTGAGGCCAACATCAGCGGCAACCCGCAGCGCAGCGTCAAGGGTACTCGAGGGGAGCTGACCTCATGACCCCGATGAGCGACAAGGATACCAACCGCAAGGAGCTAGAGCGGGAAATTGAGGACCTTGAACGTGAAATAGAGGATCTTCAAGGCGAGCTCAACGCCAAGCGCGAGGAGCTCGAGGATACTCCATCATGAAGCGCGTCGATTACACGCCAGGTAACGACTGGTCTGGTGCGAGGACCACGTTTGAAGATGAGTACGGCAACAGAGGCGAAGTTAGGTGGCCTCGATTGCACACTTACGGTTTGCGCAATTACTTCCGTTGGGACGATGCTGAGGTCAATGTGCAGTCAACTTCACAAGACGACGCGGACGGGATGGCTGTGTATGCTGAGTTTTGCATGCACCTGGCTCATGTTACCAAGACGCTTGACCTTGCATTCGCTCAAGAGAAGCAGCAAGCCGAAGAAGAACGAGAGCGTTCAGAGGTTGAACGCGAGAGGCGTGAAGCCGTTAGGGCCAAGGCCATGCAGTACCGCTGCGAGTTCTTGGCGCAGTTCTACATGCAGATGGTTCGTGTACAGCGTGAGGGACACAGCTCGCATGCCAAGGGCGAGCTCAACGTGACCGTGTTGCGTGAGGGAACGGACGAGCAAAGCATCAAGCGACAGATGTTCTTGCGTGAGAGCAACGGCAATCGTTGGACGTTTGATGCCAACGCGGTAGCAAAATTTGAAGTCAAGGATGGCAACAGGTACGAGGCAATCGACCTGACGCCGATGAGCGAGCTAGAAGAGACAGCTAGGAAGGAGTTGCAAGATGAGCAAGCAAGCCAAGTGTAGAGGCTGCAAGAAAGCCGTTGGTGGTGTCGTATTGCTGGCCGACGGAGAAGAAACGCGGCTGGGGCTACTACCTGTACTGCGCAAACAACAAGTGCCAGTTGCTGAGCATCAAGGTGCAGGGGGAGACGCCGGATCATGAACCAGTTTCCTGACAACGACGATATCGAGAAAGCATTCCCTGGGATGACGCCAGAGAAGCGGGGTGAGATCCACGACCGCAGCGAAGAGGAGCTCAACGCCGAAGGCTTGGCCCGGATGCGGGCAGCGAATATACCGCCTATCAGCGGTCCGCATGTGGACGACTACGCGCCGGATGGAACCGCATACGACCGTGCTCACGCTCCGTTGACTGAGGACGACGCCAAGCGGGTCAACGACATCGCCAACAGCTTGGAGGAGGTTTGCGAACGTCGCCGACGCGGGCTTGCTCTGAGGCAAAGCCCTCCAGACGAGCGCGACGTCGGATATCTGAAGGAGTTGGCTGCGCGGATCGGCACCGCGTTGGGGGCAGTGTTGATTGTGGTTGCCATCGGGCTGGGCGGTTCGTCGACGGCGCAGGCGGAATACAAGACGCCAGCACATCGGATTGTGGAACGGGCTATTGCTCACAACCCTAAGATCTGCGACAAGATTGAATGGGCTGTCTACCTGCGAGGGTACCACAAGGCTGAGATGCAGTTCCTGCGGGAATGGAAGGAGCTCGGCTATCAGAAGCGTGTGGACGGGCGAGACGTGTTCGCTCAGCTTGTGGAGCAGTGCAAGGAACAGTGAATTGGAAATTACGCTAAGCTTTCATCCACATCTGGGTTTGATCGACCCTGCATAGTGGGTGGCATGAGCGCCCTCGTCGACCCTGGCTGGTGTTGGCGAGGGCGCTACCCTTGAGAGGCTGTTGCTTGTGCGCGTAGCCGGGTGAAGGGCCGTTCGATTTCTGGGCGGCCCTTTGCCTTTGAGGTGTGGAATTTGGCTCTACGCCTGGGTTTGCGTGGGATCGTCCATGACGGGCGTACGCGCGAGTGTGTGAGATGGGGTAAGCTACCCAGCCATGCCGACCCGCTCAACCACCTCGAAGGCACGCCGCCGTACTGCCCGCAGGGACGGTCAGCCGTTCTGCGGAGCACCGAAGAAGAACGGCGACCTCTGCCTGTGGGAGGCTGGGCGGGGCACTGACCACCCTGGCACTGGTCGGTGCTACAAGCACGGAGGCCTGCAGCAGACTGTTGGAGCGGCGGCTGAGCAGGCTGCTAGTATGGCCGGACCGATCTCTGTCACCCCAGGGCAGGCGATCCAGGCAGTGCTCAATACGGCAGCCGGCCAATTCGCCTATGCGACTGCGATGGTAGGTGGCCTGTCGGAGGCGCAGATGTTCGAAGAGGCCATTGGTGGCGCAGTGCCAAATCGCTGGGTGCGCCTCCAGCTTAACATCATGGATCGTCTAGCTAAGTACACTCGTGCTGCTGCGGACATGGGCATCAACGAGCGCCAAATGAAGCTGGCTGAGGTACAGACGGCGATGATGGGCAAGCTGCTAGAGGCTGTCATGGACAAGCTCGATCTGACGCCCAAACAGCGCAAGCAGGTTGGACCAGCCATACGAGAGGCACTGCCCATGTTGGCGGCGGGCGACTGATGGAGAACCACAACTGCCGGTGCACCCTTCTGCCCCCAGGCACGACTCCTGAGAGCCACGCCAAGGTAGTGATCGGTAGGGTGCTAGGGTCGGCTGAGGCGAACGAGTTCTTTGCTGTTGAGCTAGGCGACCCCTTGTACCGTCATCCGGCCAGGCTAGCCCGCCTAGCCTACGAAGGGAGCAAGCATGGCCGGTGAGAACCACTTCGAGATCTACCCCGAGCGCGACGGAATGAGGAGCGGCCCTCGCGAGCCTACCGGCCAGTACATGTTCCGGTTCGTGTACGCCAACGGGGACGTGGGGCCGGTATCTATGCAGCGGTACCGCGACCGTACGGACGCGAACCGGGGCATCCACGACTTCATGTCCGCTATCAACAGGGACCACCCGCATCCGCCTATCATCGACGTGGAGGAGTAGACATGCCTGAGGTAGAGCTCGAGACCAAGCTGATTGCGGTCAAACACGGCGTGACGGGCGTGACGCAAGAGGCGGTAGATGAAGTTCAGGCGCGAGTGGACAGCTTGAAGGAGCAGCTTGAGGCGCTCGACGCTCGCAAAGCTATCCTGGACGGCGAGGAAGAAGACTGATGAAGCCGGTCAGCCCTGTAGCAGCCAAGCAGGGCGAGCTGATCAAGGTCAAGGCCAGCGCTCGGTGCTCGTGCGACAAGCAGCGCTACGGAGCGCCCAAGATCAACCCCACCTGTCCTGTACATGGGCACGGCCGTCCTGCGGGGCGGGTATGAGACTGATACGACGAATGCTGCCGCCTGCTGACGTCGATGGCAACCTCATCACCGAGGCCGAGTTCGTCACTCCTGACGGTCCGTTCCTAGGATGGCCGCGCGAACTGTACCTAGGCCTGAGAGGACAGCTACGCATCTGCCTCGTTGACAGGGTGGGTAGGGTTAGCCATTATGACACGGATCTTGTGCATCCTGTTGGCGACCCCCTCATTGTAGAGGGACGATGCAGAAACCCCTTCCCAGGAGTTCATGCATTCAGCGTAAAGTTCAGGAAGGTTGCAGCGTGACTCATGGCATGGTACGAGGGCGAACTGTTTCCTGCTGGCAAGGATTGGGAATACGCGCCAGAGGACATTGCGGAATGCGTTCACGAACGTGGGGTAGTTGCTCCCAAGGACCGCGACGGGAACATCGCCAACACGCAAGGCAGAGTGGCCTTGCACTGCATGGTTTGCGATCAGACCTGGTGGGAGCCACTTGCAAACGTGAAGGGCAGCCCTTGGGCAGGCAAAGCATGAACTGCCCGGCCTGTGGGCATGGATGCGTGCACTCTGAGGGTGGTTGGTACTGCTTTCAGTGCGATTGGGATTTGCAGCTAGGGTCCAAGAGCACTCGTCGCCATGAGCGGCGCTACAAGAAGGTCATACGACGACTGGATAAGATAGGCGCACGACTCGCTGGTATCCGGTAGTGCCCACCAAAGTCAAGCCCGGTCAGTGGGACCCCAAATCCCCTGAAGACCCGGACTCGGTCGGGGCAGTGCTGTTTGGGACCGAACAAATGCGAGTCAACGGTCTCGCGCTAGCTGAGCAGTACGATCCCACGCCGCATCCATACTTGCACGACCCGGTGGGATGGATAGCTAGCAAGGGCGGCTTCATGTGGAGCAAGCAGCGCGAGGTGGCTGATTCGCTGGTCGCCAATCGCTATACTGCTGTACATAGCTGCCACGGTACCGGAAAGTCTTTTGATGCCTCGGCGCTGGCCTGCTGGTGGTTGGATGTCCATCCGCAAGGCGAGGCATTCGTGGTCACTACTGCCCCGACCTGGCAGCAGGTGCACGCGATCCTTTGGCGTGAGATGCGCAAACTCCACAAGCGTGCCGGTACGCCTGGGCGTCTAACGCTAGATGCTCGCTGGTACATGGGCGATCCTGGCCGCAAGGGTGGTACCAGCGATGAGGAACTTGTAGCCTATGGACGTAAGCCTTCTGACTATGACCAGGCCGCTTTCCAAGGTATCCACGCCCGTTACGTGTTGGTGATCATCGACGAGGCCTGTGGCGTGCCCAAACTTCTGTACGACGCGGTCGACTCGCTGGTCACCAACGACAACTCACGTGTGCTGGCCATCGGCAACCCCGACGACCCCAGCAGTCAGTTCCGTGAGGTGACCAAGCCAGGCTCAGGATGGAACACGATCCACATTGGGTACGAGGACACGCCCGCCTTTACTGGCGAGGAGGTGCCCGAGTGGCTGCTGGAGTTGCTGATCAGCGCTCAGTGGGTTGAGGAGCGCAAAGTGCGTTGGGGTGAGGATTCACCCACGTACTGCTCTAAGGTGCTTGGCCTATTCCCAGACATCAGCGACGACACGCTGCTATCGCCCGGCTTGCTGCTGCAGTGTCAGCTGAACGAGCTCAAAGGAATCGACAAGGGCCAGTTTGGCGCTGACATCGCTCGTATGGGCGCTGATGAGACTTGCGTGTACCGCAACCGTGGTGGCAAGATTCGCTTGGTATACAGCAAACACAAGCAGGACACTACCAAAACCACCAACGCCTTCACCAAGTTGCTTAAGGACACGTTCAAGGAAGTGCCCATGCAGGTGGACGCAGACGGTCTTGGCGCTGGCGTGTACGACAATCTGCGGTCAGCCAACTTGCCGGTTGTCGAATTCAGGGGCGGGCACAAACCGATTGACAGCAAGCGCTTCCTGAACAAGCGGGCTGAGACGTACTGGAACTTCAAGGAGCTGTGTGAAGCTGGTGAGATCGACCTTCCTAGTGACGCTACTGACAGCGACCTCATGGCTCAGCTTGGCTCCATTAAGTGGGACCTCAACAGCAAAGGTCTGATCTACATGGAGTCTAAGGAGGACATGAAAAAACGTGGGCTGCCTTCGCCTGACCGCGCCGACGCTTGCGTAATGAGCGCTGTCAACAGGCAGGGCTTGCTGCTCTCGTCCAAGCGCAGGAACAAACGCAATCGGCGCAAAACCGTCACGAGTGGGCTGCGCAGGAGGCAGATGTAGATGCCACTTCCCAAACATCTAGCCACCGCTCACTTCGGCTGGGAATATCCTGAACTCGGTGCGGAAGCAGACATACCAGCCGACCTCAAACGCTTGCTAGAACAGATTGAGGCTGTTGTCCACGCGCTGAACGTGGAAGAGCTGGGCAATGCAGGCGCAGGCGACGCTGGCAAGCTACTGGTCGTTGGGCCAGGTGGCATCAACGCTTGGAAAGCGATGTCAGGCGATGCCACCTTCTCGTCAGCCGGTGCTTTGACGATAGGCAACGAAAAAATCTCCACCGCCAAGCTCGCTGCCCTAGCCGTGACGGAAGCCATCCTGGGTGGCGAATCAGTCAGCGAAGGCAAGATCAAAGCGCTAGCAGTGACGGCAGCCAAACTAGCCGCCGCCTGCGTCGAAGAATCAAAGATCAAAAATCTAGCTGTCAGCGCTGCCAAGCTCGCAGAACTTGCAGTCACCACCGCCAAGCTGGCCGAACTGTGCGTGACCGAAGCCAAGATCGCAGACGGGGCAGTGTCGAGCCGCAAATACAAGCCGACTGTAGGACACAAACCTCAGATCGGTGGCGGCCCAATGACTCCAGAAGACAAAGAACTCTTTCAAACCAAACTGGAAATCACTCCAGCGGTCAAAAGCTGGCTGAAGGTCAACGCTGTTTGGGACTTCGAAGTCTTTGGGGCCACCATATGCGTGGGATCCATGTACCTCAATGGGGTGGTGCAAGCTGGCGTGGCGATCTTACAGAGTTCGGGAGCAGCCATGCGTGCTGCAGTAGCACAGAACTACATGTTCGAATTGCCGGCGGGCGTCAAAGCAACTTTGTTCCAGGCCCAGCGCTTTGCAGGGGGGCCAACGCCAGAAACCAAAGAAATCCATACTGGCTACTACTACGAGTTGTTTGCGGCATGATCGGTCTGGGGGAATAGCTGTGGAGGCAAACGTTCCAGGGTTGGAAGGGATGCGGGCAGAACTTCGTGGCCTTGAGCAGAGAGTTGATTCGATGCATACTGGACTGGGAGCGGTAAGAGGTGCAGTGGGCGGTCACGACACTCAAATCGGAATCATGGCCAAGCAGTTCGAAAATGTCACCGAAGACATTGGCGAACTCAAAGGTCAGATGAAATGGGTGCTGCGGGGCTTGTGGCTGGCCGCAGCTACCTTTACCAGTTTCACGATTGGACTAGCGGTCTTGATTGTGAGTGTGCTCAAGTGACCGGGGAGGAGCGTGCACCTAGCAAGACCAAGATGATCGTCATGGCCTTGGTGGTTAGCCTGATTGCTAGTT